TCGTACAAATGTATATTGTTTTACGCTTTTGGTGTAAATTGGTATATAATCACCTCTCTATATTCATAACTTCATCAATTTACAATGTGAATTTTCAAATACGGGAACCATTCCATGCGCCCTGAAATACTCGGTCGCTATTTTAAAAGCGTACAAGGCAGGTCTTTCCTGGATATTTCGTGTTGTCTCATAAAGAGATATTGGCTGGCAAACATAGAATTTCTCATTACCAAGACACCCAAAAACCCCATCCAAATAACTTTCATCACAATTAGTGCCTCCCAGTATCAACAAATCACATCCTGTCTTTCGTGTTCCGAGAATAAATGTCTTGTTCTTGTTTTCCGGAAGCATGAATATTTCCTTATCAATCTTAAACCAGTCAATCTGGCAACTCTCTACATCACGACGAACAATCTCGTCAATCTCACGGGCATATTCTTCTTGTGTTTTCATGCTATTTCATTTAATTGTCCAACATACACATCCCCATTCTCATAATAAAGTTGATTTTCGTACTGATTATGATGAAGCTCCTCACGTATCGCATCTTCATTATCAGCCCAATACTCATACTCCTCATGCCATGACTTGAAGAAGTTATCATAACATTGCCTCATCAGATCCTCTAAAGAAAAATCCTCCGGATAAGTACACCATACATTGTAATAATCAATTATAGGTTTCAGGAGATAATAATCATAACACATCCCTGTCAATGGGCAATTATCTCCATAGTCAAACATCACCCTACTATACTTGTGCCTGTATTTGTATTTCCCATCAATATATTTACCTGACGTGGAGAAATACTTGCCCTTGATAATATATGGCATAATATTGTTGTTGATATATCTGAACAGTAATTTGCCGCATAGATTATCAGGGAATATATCACGATGATAATCTGTAGGATGTTCATAAATAGGATCTTTGTATTTAAACTCATAACTAAAATCATATCTCTCGTATCCAACTTCCCAACCATAAACCTTAGTATCTGTCAGATCTTCAAAGGCTTCCATTGACTTTTTATAGTCTATGTCATAAGCATCCATACATTGCTCCATTACATTCCAACGCTCACGCTCTATGATCCTTTCTTGTGAGTCTTTTGACAGCTCATCAAACTCATACAGTTTTAATACAATCTCTTTCATAATTCCTCCTCTTTTAATATAACTAGATCCCTAACGTCAATCGAATGACATACGTACCTCCTTATGTTCACGTTTAGAGATATGATTGTGGCTATTCTCACGAACCACCACAACCCAGATTCAGATATTACTCATCCTTTATCTTTACGAATGGGTTTTCTACATAAAACTCCACCACATCCTTAGATTTTATAGATGTCACTATACCGGTGGTATCCACAAATCCATCTGTTTCATCCATTGTCAAATCTTCTATTTTATCTCCAGGCAGAAAACAAAGATTATAGTCTTGATCAATATACATAATCATCTTTAACCTAACCATGTCGTCAATGATGCCTTTCATTCTCTCCACGACATCTAATTGATCATCACTAAGCATTAATCTACTTTTTGATGATTTCACTAATCTTATGTCTCCATTCTTGTCAACTACAGTTAAGTCATTGAATTTATACACATCTTCACATGTTCTGTAATATGTTTCCTTACAATAAATTTTTCCTTTATTATCTATTTCAACATCAAAATATTCCAACTCCCCCTTGACAGCTCTTCCGTTTTTGTATTTCCACACATCACCTATTGGAGCGAATCCATATAATGACTTAAAAACATCATATATTGATAGTTTTGTCTTAGGGATGCTCTTGCCCTTTTTAAAACATTCTTCGGACGAATAAAATAATTTCCCATCTAATGTCTTCTCAGTCCTACATCCTCCCCATGTTCCTACATATCTAACTACTCCATATGTAAAACTGATCAAGATCTTATCAATCTCAAACCACTTTAATTTTTCTGACATATCGTCAAAAAGATATCCACTCTCTAAATAAACTGATAAATACTTTTTCATTTCCATAACAATTTATTTTTTTAAAATTAAATAACATCATTTGCCTTGATCACCATCAGTCTCAATACTCCTCTAAGTATCATGGTTTTCATGATACAACTCATAATATTACATTGAACTTCTCATTTAAACAATCTAAAGCTCTTTGATACTCCTCTTCCTTGTCGAACTTAATTTGAGTACTGTTCTCCAAGCCAAAAGACAGATAAAAGGATATGACCCAGCCCGACCCGTCCACGGCCTGCCCCTTGGGTGCCCACGACATCACCTGCTTCTTGGATATATACCAATTCCCTATCTGCACGAAGTCAGGATAGTTGTTAATCAAATACCTTATCTGAATATTCAGATAATCCATATTATCAAAATAAATTATGTGATATTTGTTTCTTATCCTTATCTTCAAAAAGGGATTATCCCCGTAATACGCAGCGAAGGCTGACACCACGGAGATAGGGTATCTAACGCCTTTTATTATCACCCATTTCATATACAATACCTCCTTATATTAAACTATTTAATATAAATTCATCTTCCTCCGTTCTCTCATCTATAGGCTTGTTTTGTGCCGTTTTGACAACATCAAACACCTCATCCCAAGTCCTTTCTGATAACGTCCCATTATTCATGCCACAACACCTACATCCACTAGAAAACACTGGTATTGTATTTCCATTATACATCCTGACGAATTTGTATCCTATATACTCATTACACAAAAAACATTTTCTTAACGGAATGAATCTTATCTTACCGCTATTGACCATACTTATCAGCACCTCTTTATTCATATCATTTCCTCAATTTTATTTTAACCTCCTTAACATATTTGGGAGAATGTAATCCCCTATGTAGTTTTATCGCCCGATCTATATCTCTATTTGGATTATGATGAGATTGATATATCTCGAACATTTCCCTAGCCTTGACAGGATTCGTTCGATCTTCGTATCTATATCTCCTTTTATCCCGTTTAAGGCGTAATATCCTATTAACCTCATCAACGTATACCTTTTTCATTTGCCACCTCCCTAAAGCCCCGGATGAGGCGTTATACGCCCGATCGTCGTTCCTTGACTCCACGAAAGATAGGGCGGCCGCCAGCTTATCCCATACCCGTGTCTCGACCACGGCTGGCCTTGGGGCGTGGGGCAAGCCACTGCTCCCTTTTGGCGGTGTCAACATTATCATCATCGTTACGAGTAAGTATCTTATCATACTCCCTTGTTTTTATAAAATTCTTCTCCAAATCTCACATTATCCACATAATCCTCCATACACTCATGAACAACTATATAAATATTCCCCTCCGCATATGTTACCTCGGACATCAGCCTCTCATTAGTCATCCACCAAGAACAACTATCAATATACCGTGTCTCTAATCCATGATCATGTAACAGATACATAACATTGTGTCTTAAATTCCTGTCCATCATCATACACTCATACACGATATAGCCGTTTATACTCTCATGAGACCTTCCTAACGTATAAACATTCCTACCCATCAACTTATACAATTCCCTTGCCACAGGGTTCGGGATCGCCTCATCCATATCAAAATCCCCATTCGGATCAATAACCCACTCTACATCCCGCTCATCAATACAAGCCCTAGGCATTCCTATCGTCCGTACATAAAGGCGTGATCGGTGATCCCTACTTAACACCTTCCCGATATACCTTTCCCATTTGGCATATCCTATATTATGGTTGCCGGTTATATTAAACACAATTTCAGCTCCTATATTAATCTCATCCATATTCAAGATATTTATATTATTTGTTATCTTTTTATACAAAAAGAGGATATAATGGCATAATATTATGATGTCAAGACACAAATACGTTATCTATCATATTGCCATACATATCCTCTACACAGTGTTATTCATGGCATTATATCGTATATGATGCCGCATGCCATAAATACATTCAATCAGTCCTTTTTTAAGCCCTTATCGTTATTAAGGCTATCAGCTATACCCAATATCTTCGAAATAAGAGTCTTTTTAGGCTTATACTCGTCGTTTATGCTTATAACCGAGTAGTTGTATACCACGCCTTCTTTCGAGACCTCCACGCCTACGTATTTAGGCGCAACGGCATCCCTATGCAACACGATAAACGGGTTTTTACCGTCCAGATCATTTATCAACTGGTTAAACTGCCGTCTCGTCATCTGATAGTGATATTATTTCCATGTTATAAATGCGATCTCTCTTTACCCTTATCTTCTCGCATAGCTCATCGAAGCACCCATCTTCTTCTAGCTTATCAACATAATATGATACACTTGATTTAGAGCTTCCTTGAAGATATATATTTCCTCTTATATTCCTTGAGAAAAAATTAGGTAAGACCATCTTTTGTCTCTTATCCTTATTATCCATATAAGATATGATAACAACCCATAATTCTGGTTCCCGTTCTTTTACCGATAACATAAGATCGAGACCCGATTGACCATTGATATTCCTCCTGCCAGTTTCGTTATAACGAAGAATAATATAATCATCCGCTTTATCATCCTCAATCATCACGACCATAGGACTATTACCCTTTCCATTATCACATAATACTCTTGCCTCTTTTCCGTTACGTAGATATACCTTATCGTAATCTCCGTTTTTGTATATCTCGAAATCAAACTCTATTACCATTTTATTTCCTCCTATTGATATATTGTTGCGTACGACCTTCCTCTATCTTCTCAAAATAAAACTTATTCCCGTATAACCTTGTAAAACAGATGTTATACCCGAAATGCTCCGCACGTCTGATTTGCGCATAACCTCTACTGATGTCCTTATCATCAATCAGCGTAACAAAACAATATGATCCTACTTCTATATTCAAAACCAGATTTTCCCAATCTTTTACCTCCATATCAAATCTCCTTAAATATTTTTTTGTTGTAATTATCGCTATTGTACCATCTATCAATATCCTTATATTGTTCTGGATAAACCCCATAAGACTTGCACCACTTAGGTAATGGCTCGTTTAGCACATCCAGTGCCGTCGCAAGGTCGAACGTAGCTTCCTCCTTGATACCACATCCCGATCCACTTCCACGGCTCGGTATATAGGCTCTACTATATGCTACGCTCATTCCATATTCCCCATGACTCAGATACCCGATGTTGGGTGAATCAGGGAAGGCGTAATACAACATTATATAATCACCCTTACTCCAACCTCTATTATAAGTATCATCCTGCCATACGAAAACCCTGCAACCGGCTTCTTTTAATTCCGCTGCCGCTCTTTTTAAAATATTATCTTCCATACTACTTACATTTAAGTTATGCCAAGGTGCCGGGAACTGACCCCGGATCATATCCGCACACGTACGATTATGATATATCCTTCCACCCCGCCAAGGTCATGGTCACAATATTAACAAACTAAAATCTAATGTTCATATCATTACACATCTTGAAGAAGACCTCCCTTATGATCTTTTTGTACAAGATGTATATCTCATCATCATCATCATCGAACTCCACTTCCCATGAACGTAATAAATACCTGATATCGCAATCCGCTATATGAATCCTGAATATAGACGGAACGCTCATTATGTAGTCCTCGAAAGCTTTCTTAATCCCATCCCTTTTGATATGCTCTTTATACTCATCCTTAAACACGTTAAGCATAAAAGCCAGATACTCCCTATCATATCTAAACTGCTTTTTGTAATTATCAGTATCTATATGATCTAGTATATATATTTCTATAGCGTCTCTATCGTATCTTGACATACCTCTTCCTCCTTCTTTTGATATTTAATAACCCTTTTCTCCCCATACGCCTTCGCTAACTGAATAAGCTGGCCGGTAAACACCTTGGTACGGTGTCTTACAATCTTATCCACCAACTCCGGGCATCTGGTTCTCCATCTATAATTAACCTCGCCCTTAGCTTTCTTCTTGTAATATCTGTAAAATGTTACGGCCACTACCACTTCTCCATCTTGTTCAAAAGCCACTAAATCGTAATTGTTGTAAACTATTTCGTTCATGTTGTTATTATTTTTATGTACTTAATCACCTCTTCTGGTAAGGATGCTAGATCCTTAACTCTTTTACCGAAATCGTATGTCTTTCTCTTCCACGGATAATAATCCCCTACATACATCGCTATTCCTTGAGGATGGAACGGGCTCGAGCTACAACTAAATATCGGGTAATACGGGACATTATTATGATCATTACTCTTACCGCTTACACACACGATAGTATATCTATCAGCCGTTTTATCACCCAAATCATACACCCTTACTTTTACTTTCACGCCATTGGCGTTTGTTATAACATTATTCATACGCACCTCCTTTGTTGTTCGCTATCCGACTAATCTATTTCCTTCCCATATAAGGTATATGAGCCACACCATCCACGACTCTCATTCGATACCCGAATATGATTCACAGGTTTATTCCCCGCCATGCAATTGGCGTAAGATAATACCGCCGACATGCTTCTAAACCCAGAATCCATTGATGATTTAATAAGCTTCCTATCACACCCAAATACCAATATCTTTACAACATCCTTCTCTTTTACAGTTCTTCTTACACGCATAATCTTGCCATATAATAAACAAACATAAAATCTATCTTATCACGGTCATTACGATCCACCCTATGCCCGGTTAGATCCAGAATAACACGACGTTTCTCTACTACCGGTATATTATCGACCTGGATCTTTATATACCGGTATTCCATGACCTCCAATTTCTTGGATAGTATATCCCGAATATCTTGCCGACGGAAATACATGTTTATCCCTATGTGGCTGGATGTTAAAAGACATTCGTCTATTATCCCATCAGTATCGAACAACAGCAACATATCGTCCCTCTCGATAGTATATTCCATATCAAGAATCTTGATACGTTTACTTCCATCCTTCTTCTTAGCTATTAAAACCTCCGTCATTTCATTCTCTTTCGTAAGGATATAATACGCCTCTTCTCTCGTAATATTATCCCGTAGATAAAGCAGCGCTTCATCTTGTAATTTCATAATCTCGTCCATGTTATTAGTGTTTTATATTACCACGCCAAAGAAAAAAACGGCAGCCGACACCCGTGACCTACCACGCCGTGACACCGCCGTCCGTTCCCATTGGTATTATTCTACCACCTCTAATTTCCCATAATAAGGATAAAAACAACCGTCTCGATAAACCGAATATCTGAGCGTTTTATCCTTTGCTTCATAGATGGAAACACAACCGCTGTTATAAGCGTTGGATAGTTCTTTTGCTACAAATCCGCCTATTTGTTTATAGGTTTTAGGCGTATCCCTCAACGGTCTGCCTACATATATTTTTACTCTTTTGCACTTCTTGTCGCCTACGTATATATCCTTTTCTCTAAGCTCCGTTAAATACATGAATCTCATATCAGCCGATTTTAAATCCAACATTCCTCTACCTCTATCTCCATATGATCCGCCCAATCACATCTATCAACATCCTCTCCATCCTCAAAGTAATAGTAAGCCCATACCTGTACGCCTCCTACCTCTATATATCCATCACTTTTCCATTCTATCAACCCGTCTTGCCTTACCACGTTTGTAGGCTCAGCCCCTAGCGACAGCAGATTATTTACTATACTACCGCCAAATACGTTTCTTGCTTCTTCTTTCGTCATATCACTATCCGATTTTTAATATTACACTAACGCCAAAGGAGAATAGGGAACGGACGACCAGCGGGGCCGACCCCACGCCATCGCCGCCCCCGTTTTCCCTTGGTTTCCTCCGCATCACCCCATACTAATAAACAATATCTACCACCAATAACACCATACCCACCATCACTCACAACCGCCTTGCCTTGACGGAAAACTCCTACCACTTGTAAACTTCTATATTTGAGTGGAAGATACCCCCTGCTTGCTTGAAAGACGTTTCCTTGCTTGAAAGGCGGTTTTCTTGTTTGGTGGTGTTTTTTCTTGTTTGGAAAGGTTTTTCCTTGTAAGGTTTTTCCTTGTAAGGTTTTTCCTTGTAAGGTTTTTCCTTGTTTGGAAAGGTTTTTCCTTGTTTGGAAAGGTTTTTCCTTGTAAGGTTTTTCCTTGTTTGGAGGTGTCCCATCACGCAAATCCCAAACCTCCCTCGAAATTCCCACGAAAGCCTAAACCTTCCGCTACTTTGTTCCACGTGGAACGCTGATTCAGTCTAGGATATCGAGGTCTTTGTTCTTGATTGCCTTACATACTTGCCTAATACAATGTATTGATAATAAAACCAATAAAGAAACTATGATTATAGGCAGAGCGTCGCCCGTAGCTATAACATACCGAACTAACTCAAACGCCATATACCCACAAAACAAGATAAGTACGAAATATATAAATACACCCATAAAAATATACAATAAGTAACCACGATTTTAAAATTGAACGCAAATAATACAATTAATTGAGTATCAATAAAATAATATATATCAACCCCTAGAGCTACCTCTAAGGAAAGACAAGCCTAGATATAGATAAAAAATATACAATAAGTACCGCCTATTATATACCTTTTAGGATCGATTCAAGCGCAAAACCATACATAAGGGCACAATATACCCGTCCGCATGGATATATATGTATACAAAATAATGCTAAATAAAGCATTTTACTTACACATTTTCGATCAAGGCTTAAAATTTACCGCCTCAACACTTTTATATGTAAGCAAAACATATACATATACTATCACTTTGTAAAATATAGGCACAAAAAAGCCCTTCCATCCTATATCACTACAGTACAGAAGGGCACAAACTTTAAAATCAAATAAAAACAAACGATCTATTGTCGCAATTTGTTTGCCATATAAATAACACGTTTGCGCCTACATTTATCAGAATCTCTACTACAATCTAATTTATTAGACTTGTATAGATCTTTGGTAAGCTCAATATAAAACTCAATTTGAGACTTTCTAGCAGCTTCTAAGGCCTTTTCTTTTTGGATAGATAGTTTTCTATTCAGGTTACTAAATTTCTTTTTATACATAATCAATCGCATTTAATGAAGCCAATAAGAAACGGGCGGCTATGAAGGCACAAAGCCGCCGTTATCAACACAGCCAGCCGGACACACCACACCCGCCCGATTCCCTTTGGTTTTGTCCCTTTGCCCCGAACGAACGAAGCCAAATACGTACATACGTCGCCCGTGATACGTACCGACAAGGCGTATTGAGTCCGTCAATTTAACCGCACTAAATACCCTTGTAAGGGTTGTTATTTACTATCCGTACACATGTTAGGTATTTAAGCAACCCTAACATACGTCGTATTGATATATTAGCACGGAAATAACACCGTTATATACTTGATATGCGCTACTCTAACAGCATATCACCATACACCCTATACATGCGTATATACACCAATATACCCCGTGTTTTACACGGCCTATCCGGAAACCGGACGTATTAACCCGTCTTGATACAAGCCCAAAGAATAACAGTTCATACTACGACTGAATACGAACCTAAACCACATTGCTAAGAGGCGGCCTATTTACACAAGCTATCGAACGCCAACGGCTATACCCCTACCCACTTGTGTATGCTTATATCAATATGTTAAATATCGAACCTGTTTAGTCTAAACAGTGGCACGGAGTGAACGTACAGGTATGCCACCACGACACTCCATTTATAGGAGTGCCTTACTCCTATCTTTCATTTTTAGGATGCGTTAAATAATATGTAACGCACTTAGCTATAAGATTAAATGTATACCGTTTGATAGGTACAGCACACTTTACAATACGTTTGTCTTGTCCGTTAAATACGTCATAATATATACCCCCATCATATTCCACAGGCTCATTATATCCAAATCTTTTATGATTAGTGCCTAAAATTGCGATGTTTTCTATTTTGTCAACTGCTGTTTTAATATTCTTATCTTGTTCTAATTTATCAAAATATTCCCTCTCGATCTCTTTATAGGCGCAAAAAGTACTATTTATGCGTGGGAGTATCTCCTTACAAAGTTGTATTACAATCTCTTTATCTTTAGCCAAAGCAACTAAAGCAGGGACAATAGCTTTATCTACTTTAATATCGTTATCCTTCAATATTTCGTTGATCTCTTTCCCGGACTTAAATAGGTTACACCATGCTTTGACAGCGCCGGTTAGCGTTTTTTCACTTGCCTTCTTTACCTCGCTTTGTACTTTAGTTAACTCTTTATTTGTCATTAGATTTTACCCATACCCTTGGGATTTATATTGGCTTCTGGTACGCCAGTTTGTTAATATTGTTATCTCACATTGCAAATATAATACATGTTCTGTAATCAAACAAATATTATGCAATAAAAATTCAACTATTATATATAATAAAACTAGTCAAATGTAAATGTGTATTAAAATATTAGTTTATATGATTGATAATCAACAAGTTAAATAAAAAAATAAGCATTCTTTTTTTGGATCGCTGGTCATTTTCCGTTCCCATTTGCCGCCCTTCTTGGATTGGGGGGGGCGGCCCCAAAAACGGCAGCCCGGCCGGGGTGATTTCGGGGAGGTGGTCCGTCCCACATATCTCCGCATATCCCCCATCCTCACCACCTATCCCTATATGTCCGTCATCCCAACATATCCCAAATTTTATTATATTTGCGATATAATTAAAACATAATATATTATGGATAAAGAAGTTAAATACATGGGGGGGGGGTATTTCCAACCTCCATAAAAACTTACGGCTATGTTTAGAAGAAGATTTAAATTATCCTACAACAATGTTGGCGATGGAGTTTATGCCGTCAATAAAAATCTGAGACTAATACCGGTATCAGAAGCTGATAATACTTGCATAGCCGTAGCTTTAGTATATGATCGTCATAGGATTATGATCGAGAAGAACGAGGATTCTAATCAAAGCTATAAAGACACTTCGGCAGGGTATAATAGAAGCTATTTGTTCTATTGGGGTGGATATGATAGGGATCAGCCCGGCATTACAAATTATAATAAATTGGATGAGAGTAATAACGACGGTTATTTAAAATCTGAGCATGGTTCATACATTGGTACCCCTAACCTTTCGGCAAATATTACTACCTGGACAAGTGGGGCTTTATCTGATTGGGACGGGAAGACTAACTCTGAAGTGCTAAAGGAAGTGACTGAAGGAGGTGAAGGATATAATGGTTATGTAACAATTGGGCGTGTACTTAATGCATTTTTAGCTAGTTCTGACGCTAAGGGATATAATGATTGGTATATACCATCATGCCCACAATTATCATTGATATGGATGAAATTAAACAGTGTCAATAACGCATTATCGGCTATTGGTGGACAACAATTCAATACTTCCAACACCTATTGGTCTAGTTCAGAGCGTAGTGCTAACTACGCATGGAGATTGAATTTCTCCAGTGGACTCGTAGGACGCCGAGAGAAGACCGCAAGCTTTCGTGTTCGGTTCATAAGAGACATAAAATAGTCATAATTATATACAATTTATTTTAAGATCATGTCTCAGAATCCAAGGGAACGGGCTGGCCTCCATCCTTCCGGGCCTCCCCCATCCTACCACCGCCCCCCCCGTTCTTTTTGGCTTCTTCATGTATTGTCTTTGACCGGATATCAAAAATTCATATCTTTGGGACAAAAAGATAATCATGTTTAGAGACATTATTTAATCATACTATCTTTTATGCTAACCATAATCCCGATCTTGCTTTCTTACGATATAAGGGATGAGATCATTGAGTTGATTGAGGATATGGATAGCCAGATCGTGGTAGACACTTCGGTATATAAAACGAACCTGCCCTAAGCAATTCCTAGGGCAGATATTGATATCATTTTAATTTCAAGTAAGATTCTATTCTATCAGCGGCCTCATTAGGCGTATGACCATCCCACTTCCATGCCGTTTCAAGTTCAGGGATATTGAATAACCCCCAATACCGGTTCTCATAATGATTGGAGATCTGACCTGTAGGTAGTTCGGCCATTACAATAAACCATCCTCCACCGAAGCATTCCTCCCCATCATAATGCTTATGTGACTTACAGACCTTTACATCCCCTTTAGCCAGCTCGTTGAAGAAAGCGGCATTGTAAAGCATACGGTATCTGTATAGCTCGTTAAAGGTATGATATCCATCAGATACGTTACCCATATCTAATTTCTCGAACATTTTATCCATATTATTATAAATTACACAAACTTTATTTTCTTACGTACTTATCCAGCAAATCTATTGACAACTTCGCTCCCAGCTCCTCCTCCAACAAATTAAGGTAGTTCCGGTGAAGGCATCCGCCCCGCTCCACCTCCCTAAAGCCGGCCCCGTCCCGGATCCTGACCAGCCCTTTCCTTGGATCCATGTCGATAAGATCCCGAAGCTCGTTCATATTCTTGAACCGGTTCTCTATTACCTTAAATATATCGATCTTAGGTTTCTTATCCTTATCCTTGGACTTTATCTTAACTCTTCCACTCATAAGGCATTAATTACTTCCCAGTACTACCAAACCCCCCATTTCCTCTCTCTGATTCTCCAAGATCCTCTAACGACTCTACTTGATCCCATACGATACGCTCCCGTCTTCGGATAAGCAATTGAGCTACCTTATCTCCAGCCGAATAAGAAGGATCTCCATAGCGATCTATACGTCTACATACTACCATAATCTCACCCCTATATCCTTCGTCAATAGTTCCCGGGGCGTTTTGGATAATGGACTTGGTTTTGGTGATGCTGCTACGAGGTCGGATCTCCATCTCATAATCCTCAGGTAACGCCACATGCACGCCAGTATGGTATATGATCCTACCACCATCAAGTTCTATATTCTTAACGAACAGATCCATGCAAGCGTCATCCTCATGGGCATATTTAGGCATCTTAGCCCCTTCTTCCAGCCAGATCTTGACCTTGCACGTATCTATACCATCAAGTAACTCAAACACCTCGTTATAACTCATGGGTTGATCGGAGGCAAACGAAATGACTTTCGCCAATACACTTCTAATTTTACTCATCTTATTTTGTTTTTAAATTCCTTCCCTTTCGGGCATTGTAATTTACATTCCTCACCACAAGCGGAACATTTGGGTCTCATTCCGGGCACCCCTCTTCCCCCGTACGGCCAGTAGGCGTAATCGCAGACGTTCCTGAACGCCTCCATCGCCTTGATCTTGGCATCGACTGTTATCTTCTCCTTAACCTTTTTCATGCTTTTCCTGAACTCGTCTTTCATATCCTTCCCTTCTATCTGTCTGGCCTTACGTCTCTCGTTCCACCAATTGTAGTAGAATTTGTCCGCCATCTTATAAGCTTCTGGGTCAAACTTATCACGATGCAGGATAGGGGCGTCTTTCACCTTCCTTATATTCCTTCCACAAACATAGACAAGCCCGGCGTAAGGAGGTACGTCCTTTGGATCCACCAACCCATCTGGAACGCAGTAGTAGAAGTAATTGGGTCTACCGTACCTAGTCCAGCCTCCGGCCTCGTACAAGGCTTGCCTTCGAGCCTCGAACCAACCTTGCATTACTTGGTGCTTTTCCTGTTTCTCGAAATCCTTGTTATAGTCAGCTAACGAGATCTTAACCTCAACCTCATAAGCGTACATAGATCTGGTTATAGCCAGATAATCGGATTCCCAATTATACACATACAAGTTATTTATCACCCATTTAGGAGATACCAAGAACTGTCTGTTAAGGATATCCAATATCCCTCTCTCAGTATATTCAACACCTTTATTTGATTGTCGTGTTCCCATCTCCTGTCAGAGGATTATTCCTTAACCCAACCGCCATTATAGCGTTCGATACCAATCTCCGTAATCCTCCCATATCCTTATCATGGAACGAGAAGGTGGTTAAGTTATGCGATTCAGTAATCTTATCATAAGACTTTATCATCAACACAGCCACATACTCACCAATCATCTTACCGTTCATAATATCAAGATCAATTATGCCGTGATCTATTAGATCAACCACATCCCATCCTGATGGTAGATACGTTTTTATTTGATTAATGTCCATATCAAATAGTTATTATAAAAAGGAGGGTCGTGCTACCCTCCTATAGATTACACACGAAAAATAGAACTGAAAGCCACTCCAAGCGCGTGAAGTTTATATTAATTCCCGTAGGTTGTCTACCGGTTATCGTTAATTTTAATTACCGACCTACGGGAATATGTTTAATAAAACACCATGTGGGGAGTGGGGGAATCGAACCCTTATCCACGCTACGATTAGGAATCGTAAATTCTATCCGTTAAATTAACTCCCCTTTATTCAAAGATCTATAAATTGTATATAATTACCAAACAATATTTAGCGAATCCGGCTGGAATCGAACCAGCATCTCCAATATTATGGTAATCATCCAATGATCCTCGGATCCATATGTCCCGATCCTCCCGGACAAGGACATCAAACAAAATCTAAACTCTAAATCTAATGACAAACTCTATTAATCCAACTGTGGACCCGGCCGGACTTGAACCGACAACCTGCTGGTTATGAGCCAATTGCTCTTACCGATTGAGCTACGGGTCCTAAATATACCACATCGTCTTTCACAAGAGGATGTAGATAGGAATTTCTCGAAGTGGTAATTATATACAAATTTACACCTGTATAATTAGTTAATAAATTTCTTAACCGGGTTATACCCAAACCCTGTATGGAGTGGCATTACTGCGTCCCCCTTTACTTTTCTCATGATATTATAACTTCCGTTGATGTCAGCGTTAATAAGAATACCGTCTCTTGTCCTAAAAAGACCTCTTCTTACCCTTCTTCCAACATAAGTATCATGATGACATATTGGTTCTAAATCGAAAGAACTGCATTTTGACGTATGAGATTCGTTTACTTCAACAAATCTTAGTCCTTGTCTTTCCGATTTATATCTTAACATTGATATAAGCATCTCAAATGGAATCGAAACAAAATTCTGATTATTTCTTTTACCAAGGTTCACATTTTGCTTCCATCCATCATTATGACCTACTATCAATGTTGTTATATCTTCCTTCAAGCAAGTATTTATTATCTCCTTGCTTGCCTTATGAAGATAATCTTTCACCTTATTGTTTCTCCTTCTTGTTAAGGATATTAACCGTCTCGAATTTTCTTTTCCATTTACTTTCTTTAATTGTTGTTGAATCTTCGATCTTTTCTTATTATAATACTGATTGATAGATTTTAGTCTTCTTCCATCTATCAGAATAGACTTATTGCTTACGTTGGTTACGATAGAAGCGAGATTGTTTACACCTAGATCAATAGACATAATCCTGTTGTTATCATCAAGTTGTTTTTTTGCAATTGACTCGTATGTAACTTCTATGACATAACAATCGGATTTAGGGACAAATCTAACCTGTTTTACAGTACCCTCCTTGCAATTAGTTCTTAAAGGAGGTAATCCTTCCTTTTTAGGGAAATAGATAAAATCTCCTCTATGTTTAAACTGTGCGTAAGAATAATAAAATACGCTCCTGCCTTTTGTTTTATGCTTATATTTTGGAAATTTAGGACAGCCAGTAAATTTCTTATTATCACGCTTCCATGCCTTGATAGCAGAGAAATAAGATTTTAGATTCTTGTCTAAAGCCATAAGAATCTGCTGAGAGGATGATCCACTCATTGCCCTATAATCTATGTTATTATCCGCTACCATCTTCTTATTAAGATCTACGGCTCTTATCCACTTACCTGTGCTAAGAAACTCCTGCTTTATTATATACAAAGCCGCATTGTACAGATTCTTGGATAAGATACATATTCGATCTAAATCCTTATATCTCTTATCGTTAATGGTAATTATATGTTGTTCCACCAAATACATAGCGCAAACATAAATAGAATATTTATAAATTCCTATTTATATGCTATTTTTTAGTGTAAAATTATATACAATCACCTATCAACTTTATGAAACTATTGTCCAACATTCTAGCATATAGCACCAATCATCGAACGGGAACGTCTCTACACCAGACCTACCCCATCCCGTCCCCCAACTGTTCTGTAGAACGAAGCCGGCCTTGTCCCAGCCGGTGAGGATAACGGCATGACCTCCCAAGTTCTGTCCTTGGCCTTGCCAGAATCGATTACCATAATTATAGCAATACAGACCTATAACCAGAGGCCCATTCAGCATCAACGCTACCTTAGCCGATACCGGATCTATGATCCTAGCGTAGCTATTTATCTTCTCCCCGTCAACGCCAACTTTCTTTATAGCCTTGATAGCGTCACGAAGAACCATCCCTTCCTGATCCTTATCCTCTCTCAGATCATATATATCGTAAGGAGATATTTTAGCTGGTCTTTTGATATCCTTTATAGCTTTTCTCCAGTTAAGGATCTCAGCTAGACTTATGGCTGCGCAAATAGGAGAAGATCCTTGATCTACTACGCTATCAATGTTATTGACCTTATACTCATCAGGAACAGCCTCGTGCTGCATGTTCATGATAGCGTCCCTATCATCCGCTGGTGATGGTATGTAACCTAGTCCGTAACTCATTTTTTATCCTTTTTATGATAATCGATTATCTTGATATTAAACGTATCGGATCTTTGCCTTACCTGTATCGAACCCCTAGCCTTTCCCTTGGCGTCGTACAGGGCGGTAAAGCCAAAGTTATCGACCCGGCCGTCGTCCAGCGTAAACCGCCACTCTTTCCATTGGCCCATCACGGTCCCGGAAGACACTATGGAATCCACTACATAAGATATATCAGTAGTATCGTACTCCGTATAGTAGGTTCTTGACGTACTGCATCCAACAGCCGCTAAGGTAAACAACGTTAACAAGAAAAACAAGACCTTATTCATTTTTCTTAGTCTTTTTACGTTTCTTAGATTTCTTCTTCTCTTCAGTTTTATTCTCGACATTTACGTCATTGCCGGCATCGGTACCAGTAACCTCAGAGATATTATTTTCAGGTATATCGATATGACCTGAATTAGGGTCCATCTTATCCTCCTCGACAATAACCTCATCAGACACATCACCATCTAAAGCCTCAGGATCAATATGATTTTCCAGATACTTGATACGATCGGACATGATCTTGATCTGATCCTCAAGTTCAATGTATCTTCTTCTGGCTTCGCTTAGTAATTTGGATGATAGTTTATGTTTCTTCTCGATATCCATATAAGCCCGTTTAAGAACCTCTTTCTCTTTCACCGACTCATTATATAGCTCTCTTGATTTACTAAGCTCATTCCCCATCTTAACGATATGAGAATCCTTGGATTCTATATCCATATCAAGAGAATCCACAAGCGTATTAAGATATCTTTCTTTTTCCTCCAATTCCGTTATCTTACTACGAGCATCCTCATAATTTCTTTTTAATATACTTGAATAGCTAATAGCTTCATCAAGATCCTGTTTTAGAGTATTTATATAACTACTCTTTACTATCTTCAATCCGAACATCCTCAACACTTTTATAAGTTCTACGAATATCGGCCTTTATCTTGCCGACTATAATTAACTCAGCTATATGCTTATCTTTCTCGACTATAGCTATATCCTTACGGACATTAGAGACTCTGATCGTAATATTCTCGTTATTAGAGAAAACGAACGGTGATCCTACCAAAGTGAGGCCTGTATCGTTGGTGAACGACGGCAGCATCATAACCATCCCGACAGTATCATCCGGGAACGATGCCGATACACCTGTATCTATATCAAGAACATCACCTTGCCCCAACGGGAACGCATTACCTTGCTTGATAGGAATATCCTTTCCCAATGAGTTCCATGCCTTAGAGAATTTTAAAGAGTTGAGAAAAATTTTACCATCTTTCTCAACTATCCCTACCATTGGATCGCAATTCATGTGAACCTCATCAAGCTTATCATCCGGTTTTTCCTCAAACTCGTCAAGATCTCTAGCTGATGTAAATGACTTACTCTCCAGAAGTTTTTTGATATCTTCAATCGTAGCCATACTATAATTTTATTATTAAATAAACGATCTTCAATCCTAACTTCAAATCAGATGTCTTTTCGAACATCTCCCTAAGAGGTAAGATAGTAGCGTCAAGATCTGACGCTACCCATTCTCCATCCTTATAATACATATTCTTTTCCTCGGAATACGCTACACAAGGTCGATGCCCTAAGTTCTTCATAACCGTATCTACCTTATTTTGGGTAGGCATCGAGACACGGTTCACTTTAGTAGATATATTAAAATTACTTTCCATTAAATTATTCATTTTCAATTAGTTAATCAGAAAGGAAGATCATTGTCATCTCCAAAAGGAGGATATTGAGGAGGTTGTTGCTGACCTCCAAAAGAAGGAGCTTGGGCTGTCTGAGGCGGAGCCTGCTGGTATGATGGAGGAGGCGTCTGCGGCTGGGCTTGCGGCTGATATGACGGTGGGGGCGTTTGCGTTGTAGCCTCACCAGCGTTGTTTTGGCTTGCCGACTGAGTAGGTTTCACACCATCTGTCTTAATACTTTGGATATATTTATTAAGTACCTGATAGGCGAAAGCATCTTGGGCAGTATAATCAAACTTCTTATTCCCCATTATATCAGTACTCTCAACTCTGTCAGGCCATCCATTCTGACCATTCTTATAATATTGCTGTATAAGCTCATCCCTTCCATCAGGAGTTTCCCTAGCATATGAGATAAAAAAATTACCCGGGGCATATTGATCTCCTTTCCTAGCGTGAGCTGGATTGATTACCACCTTACGCTTTAGATCAATATTAGGCAAGTATCTCACCAATGACTTAACATAATTATTAATACCTCCTTTTTGAGTCATCAAAGGAACATTTATAATATAGTTTCCTTCGTCATCGCTTATTTTTATAGCTACGTATTTAGTTTTTGCCCCGTTATAGTCAACCTCCCTTATCTCAATATCTGATAAATATCCCTCTATACCATTCCAAAATACTTTCCAATAAGATACAGCCCCGGTCTTATCATTCACATGTTCCTCATAACCTTCTTTAGGCTCCTTGGATGATTGATAAAGAACTCCACTACCACTTATCTTAAAGTAGTGATTATTAGATCCTAGCGAATTTTCACGAACTCCCATATTATATATATTTAAAAATTAAACAATAATTGATGATGATAAGAAATACTCATTCTTATTATCCTCCCCATAAATCTTGTTGAAATGAGATTTATGGTCATGCTCGATAACGATCCTATTCCATGGTATGCTTTTAACTATACCAAGATACCTACCACATAGCACATCGCATATAATATCATTACCGTTATGCGATAAAGCCGTAAGCCTTTCCTTACAAGATCTTCCAGACATAGGGTTCTCTGACATAATACCGCATCCTTTTTCAGTGAATATCAACTTACAATGATCAAACTCATTTACCTTAATATTATTTTGGAGGGCCTGGACGAGTAGATCCTTATCAAAGACATAGGTACTTGTTTTGACAAAATGCTCGTCCACGAACCTCCAATTTGGATAATTACCCTCAAAATGGGTCTCATACATATCCATATCAGGCGTAGAGAAATAAGTCTTAGTATCGTCCACTTTTATAGACAACATATCCGATGACTTATTGATATGCTTATCAAGCAATATCGCGGATTCGTTCGATACCGGGATAAACATCTTCTCTACCTTATCCTGATTAGGGACAAAATACCTGTAAATAGTATTTCTATCCGTACTTACTATATTAATATTAATCTCATCAATATCAATGACCACATTCTCGATGCATGGATAAAAGTCATCTACCTCCGTATAATCGCTGGCTTTGTTAAGAACCGAAACATAATCGCTCATCTTAACCTTAATTCCTCCATCAAGTATCTTATGTACCTGCGGGAATGTATTGATATCAAAAGCCGGACAACTATACTCACCAGAAGCATAGCAGATCGTTATCTGATCTTTTTTATCTGAAAGCAGTATCGTAATCTCGCGATTCTTCTGTTTTTTCATGAACTTAATAAAAGAGCTTGCCTCTACCAAGAAAGAGAAGTTAGAGTCAGCCTCGACCTCCAATCGCTCTATAACACATACCTTGGCGTTTACGGAAGTGATATAAGCCAGATTATTGACAACATCTATCTTAAGATCCTTATAAAGGGAGTTGGAACCGGCGTTCTTAACCACCGTCTCCAGTTTACCCAACTTCTCATTTAATGACTTCGACAAGCACTTCAATACCATATAACATATTTTATTTGTTTATCATCCATAATTCATGTACAAGCTTTATAAAAATCATACTCCGAAACCGGAAATGATTCCGGAGTATGAATCCCGATTATGGGATAAATCAGGATAAAAATCCTGTTAGTACCCATCGCCAATGTTACCAAAGGTTTCATACAAGCAGCACTGTTTTGCCGAATACGCTACTCCTGTTTAACCACTTGCCTTAGAGCCTTGGGCTTGGATAAACACCCTAGGGTAACTATACATTCTAAGGTAACGTAGTGCTCTAAGCACTTAGGCTAATAACCTGACCGTTTCCGGTATATGTAAAATATTTTTCAACATCTTACATATTATCCGAGGTTATAATAAACAACTTTTACATGACATTGCAAATGTAATCATAATTATATTAACTCAAATACAATAAACGCTTAATAGTATTAAAATAACTTAAACTTACGTCTAATATATTCGGCTATAAGCGTAGCGTCACACATCCCATCTTGTATCTTGGTAGGTTGTACTCCTTTTCCTGACCATGGTTTCACGAAAGATACCAAAGGGAAAAGGCGCATGGCGCATCGGATGGAGGTAGCCTTCGTGTCTAACTTCGCCGCCGTATACACCCGATCGGCTGTCGTATGAAGTTCCTTCTGCCAGGTCTTTGGTTGCACCTCCTCGAACATGAACCTAACATCTGGGTGAGATCCGTATCGTTCCATCATCTCCACCATCATAGCGAATAGGGCGTTCGGTTCCCGGCGTCTCCCGCCAAATGTGAAGTTGCTGGCGGCCGAGCTGTTGTGGATGCTATGGACGTCCTCGACGGCGATCGCCAGCGTCCCGCCTCCCTTTTCTTGGATCTTGTCAGCGGCATCGAGGAAGAAGCTTGATATAGCCCTAAGATCTATATCCCCCTTAACCGATATCCTTGGAGTCATAATTACCTTAATATCCCCGTTCTCCTGGATCATGGACAATCCTCCGGTGTCTATACCCGGATCTATACCTATTGATATATTCATAACTTCAACGTATATAATGAATGGAAATCCTCCGGTCTAAACACCTGTATTGAGTTATCCGGATACATACCTATATAATAACCGTAAAAAGCCCGCAGAATGCCATTTTCTAGCCTTATATCCAAAGCCTTTACCTTATTCCCATCAACCATAATATCAACTTCATTAGTTTTATGGGATATCTTGTCGAACCATTCAGGTACAGGATCAATACCGTACCTGAATGCGTTTACCGTTGATTTTATTGATATATACGTACCCATCTTATATAAGATTACAATCGTCTCGTTTAACAACCTTAAAATCGCCATTTCTAAGTAATATCGCTACATCAGATTTCGTATATGTGAGAGGCGTATACGATACCAAATGATAAGAAGCCTGTCCTGTCGCTGGCCGAACCGGTCTCAACACGGCTATGGCTATATCACCACCAAGTTCCGTACCACCGGTGACACCTTGTAGGCACATGTATATGAATCCCTCATACTCATATCTCTTCCCGATAAACTCGCTCATAGGAATACCTACGAACAGGTAGTTCTTCACATCCCCTTTCTTAACCTCCACAGCATTCTCTACGCTGGATGGAATTACATCCACAAATTTTACTCCTATTGCCATAGTCAAATATTTAGTTTAGTTCTTAATTCTTGACATAACTCACAATTATCTCTCATAATACTTAACGTATTATCGACTCCGTTCCCTACACGAACATCCCCATACCAGTACCATGATCCTTTACGGGTAAAGATACCGGTTTCCTCGCATAACTTCAAAAGCTCAAGCTCCTTATCAAACCCCACGCCATAATACAAGGCTGTCTCTGCTATTTGGAACGGAACGGCTGTCTTGTTCTTCAGAACCTTTATCCTAACCTCATGACCTACCGAAGATCCGTCCTCTCCTAATATAACCTTCTTTCTCGCCATCTCCATACGGATAGAGGCATAGAACTTAAGGGCATTACCTCCGGTCGTTACCTTAGGATCGCCGTATATAACACCGATCTTCTCCCGATACTGATTGATGAATACCAGAACACAGTCGCTTTTGTTTACGATCCCTGTAAGAACCCTCATGGCTTTGGACATCAAACGAGCCTGCAATCCCATGTTGCTGTCTTCCATATCGCCCTCTATCTCCTTCTTCGGTACCAGATTGGCTACAGAATCTACGACAATAAATCCGACCTTCCCGGATTCGACTAACTTGGCTGTGATGTCAATAGCCAGCTCCCCGTAGCTTGGCTGGGAGATCAAGAACCGGTTTATATCCAATCCCATTTTCCTAGCGTACTCAATATCGAAAGCGTTCTCCACGTCTATTATAGCTACTAGCTTATCTGGATGTTTTTTCTGGAACTCGATCATACTTAACGTACACATCATGGTCTTGCCACAAGATTCCATCCCGACCAGCTCATGGATGCGGCCTACCGCCCATCCGCCGCCGAGGGCCTTATCCACCACCAGCGATCCGGTACTTTCCCTTGGTATGGATATTATAGGCTTATCATCACCGAAGTTCATTATCGAGCCTTCTCCAAGCTCTTTATTTAAAGATGATACTAACTCATCTACGTCTGAAAAAAGTTCTTTCTTAGCCATTATAATCCGTATTCCTCGAAGTTAAATAAATCCTGTTGTTTCTTAATCATATCCTTCCCGATATCAGATATCTTTTCCGGATTCAATACACCCTCATTCTCATCCACCTTCTCTATAAAGTCAGATATCTTATCGCTTAGCAGTACCATATCTTCCTTAGGCACTGATTTTAGATAAAGCCCGTCTATAGACCTACATCTTGAAAGAGCGGTATATATCTGTCCTATCTCGAAGGCTCTGCTGATGTCTACAAATATATTATCTAAAGTCATTCCCTGGGATTTATGGACAGTTATGGCGTATCCTAACCTCAATGGATATTGTATTATATAGCCGCAAGAAATGCCTTCAAGGGAATCATCTACCTGCTTATACTTCATCTTCTCCCATTTCTCTTTAGTTATCTCCACCTCAGTATCGTTATCTAGATGAACATATATCGTCTCATCAACAGTATCTATGCTGGTTATGATACCCATCGAGCCATTGACATACCCGTTGCCGTTTCTGGTTATTATGACCTTAGCTCCTACCTTTACTATAAGCTCATCCTCACAGGGCGCTACAGGTTTCTCCCCGAATACAGTAGCATCGAACTTAAATACCTTATTATTGATCTTATCAAGATTAGTCTTATTTATCTCATAAGCTTCTTTGTTAGTTGAGCATATAATTATAGTATTATCCATATTATCCGGATACTTGACCCTACTATCCAATATCTGTCTTGACTCATCGGTAATAACCCCACATCTTATATCCTCAAGTACAGAAAGAAGCTGAGGATCTTTTTGACGGAATACGTTCTCGAAGGTAATGACCGAGAATCCTGACGCTCTTAATGCCTTTGATGAGAAAAAGAACCGACTCTCATAATACCTGTCGATAAAATCATCCGCCGTCACCACAGGCGGTAGCTGTGATAGATCTCCAAACATAATCAACCTAACGCCACCGAAAGGTTCCTTACTACGCCTGCATTGTCTAATTACGTCAGCCACCTCATCAAGCAAATCAGGTCTTACCATACTGATCTCGTCGATAACGATAGTATCAAGATTCTTGATCTTCTTCTTCATAAACGGACTTACATCTACTTTATTCGACAACATACCTCTCTCGATAGAAGGGATATAAGGATCGTTCTTTATAGAGAAAAACGAATGGATGGTCTGCCCTCCTGCGTTCAACGCAGCCACGCCAGTAGGAGCTACAATAACACATTTACCCAAGAACTTTACGATACGTCTCATGAACGTACTTTTACCACTACCAGCTCTACCGGTAATAAACAGATTCTCCCTAGTGGTGAAAATCTTCTTCAAGGCACGACCCTGCTCTACGTTTTTATCCACCGTCATAATATGACGAAGGAGGTCGTTTTCATTTCTAAAATCCTCTTTTACCATGTCTTTTAAGTTTATGGTACAAAGATACTAATAGTTATAATTAACTATTAAAAATAAATGTGAATAATATGTAAATATTAAATTTTATATCTGATACTCAAATCATCCAGCTTTACTCATCTCAGAAGATTTTTCTCCTAAAAATACATCTCTTATGTATTCTGTCGATATAAGTATATGCATATATTTCCCCTTGTATAATAGTCGTAAGCATCCGATAGTTACGTTCTTCCTGTCTTTGGTATTCGCTATTCCATTGTATTTTTTTACCTCATCATACAAATCGGATATATTCTTCTTGCACATATCCAAGAACATGTTTATATATCTGTATATAGTGGATTGCGATATCTCACGCATACCTACGCCTATGAGCTTCTTATTCAACTCATTAAGAAGGTATGCTACATTGAACTTAACTGTCTTTCTTTTAGTTACCTTGTATATGTGATGTACGTTTCTGGTTCTGGCCCTGAATATTATCTTGGAAAGGATTCTTACCCGATCAAGTTTCCGGCTTTTGTTAGCCATTCTTCGCCTAGAATCCGAATCAAGATTCTTATCAATGCAAGTGTATATGGATTCTCCTTTCTTTACAAACATATCCTTTATCCTTGGGACCTTACTAGCCTTATGCTTGTATTTTATGATATCTGACAATGCTATTCTGATCTCTCCTTCAGCCCAAGCCTTTAGACTTATAAGTTGGTAGTTTATATCTTCGTGAGAATCTCTTAATACATGTCGGTAGCAGAAATAAGCGCATCCATCCGATAGAATATCAATAAAATCATTGGTATTGATCTCTATCTGATCTCTATTTCCATCTTGCATCCTTTTTCTTAGAAACACATGTTTGAGTACGTTTATGATAATAAGATATATCATTGCCATCTTACATTCATCGCTGATCCGGATTCCCGATCCATGATACTCCTCATGTTTCGATGAATATTTTATGGCTGTCACTTTCTTGCCTTCCTTATTAGTAACAGGCTTAAAATCAACTGGACATATAAGTGATCCGGCTGGAAGTTTTACACATCCTAGCTCATCTTTCTTGGTCTGAATATTACGTGGAATATACTTTTCGGTAAGAATCTTATCGAAATTTGATTTCATTTTCTGTAAAAGTGCTATCTTTGTTCCAAACATTTTTTTTAAGTTTTTGCTGCGAATATACAAGTTTCATCAATACGAAACAAGTTATTCGGATGGATGGGTAGCCTGTGAAGGTCGCCCATTTGTTGTTTAAGGAGGGTAGGTAATGTCCGTAAAACGCTGTGCGCGTGAACGATGGTTTTTCTCAACCTACTTGTTACGCGCGCGTTAATAGGTATATTTATTAAATATAATTAACTCTATAAACATATACTACTTACTAATATCTCTATCCGTACACAGAACCTCTCCTGACGTCGAGTTCCTGTGTACTCCATTAAAAGTCTCTATTTAATAAAAATATTGCTTTTTACTGCCAAGGTATGGTGCCGTCAGGCAGGATACCGCAGGCTAAACATGATAGAAGCCGTATCCTATATCGGAATCCGGGACCCCGGTAGGGGGATCGGGTGGAGCAAAAGCCAAAGAAGAAAAAGCGAGGTCTTGTGCAGTCGCTCACGCTCCGGCCGTCCGTATCTTCTACGGCAGGCCCATGCCTCAAGGCCTCCCATTTCCCCTTGGCTTTATATCCCATAGCTTGGGGAGGAAGGAATCCAAAGGGAAAAAAGTAAGGTCGTATGCGGTCGCTCACGCTCCGGCAGGCTAACATAACTCTACCTCCGTCCATGTCAATAGCGAACCTCTGGCGGCATTGTCCGGTATGACGGCGGTAGCCTTACCTTGGGTGTCCCCGAGCGTCCCCCACCAACCTTTCCCCTTTGGATGCCTTGGGCTATGTCATGGGACGATAAGAAGCCAAAAAGAAAAAAGGAGTGGTCGCATCCCGTGAGGCAGGATAAGGCTGTCCCCCGCCGTCCACGTGCGTAGCGTACGTTAACTTCACTGTCCTCGCTATTGTAGCCAGACGTAGACATGCATGGCTTCGTTCGTCCTACCCCACCAGCTTTTTCCCTTTGGATTATCGTAAATACATGCTAGTCAGCATATATTATGTTGATTATGGCAAAATTTCTTGACAACGATATTTTTTTTAAGTAGTTTTGCTGAAAACTAATTTCATATGCCGGAACAGAGAAAAGCTTTCGTATTTGCGTTACCTTACGACACTAGACTGGATATGATCCAGCAGTTCTTAAGGATATACAACGGCTATCTGGATTCCAAGGGTAGAAGCTTGATCACCGAAAGAACGATAAACTTACTTTCTTTCTACATCAACTACGGATACTCGGATGATACCAGGGCTAAGTACATGGATTGTCATGGACAGAAGGAATCTTACATCGCTGTCCTTAACAATGAGTTGAAGCGTGGTGGTTTTCTGGTGGACAAGAAGAACGGGAATTTCCGTACCCGTGAGTTGTCTATTGAGATGAGAAGCCTACGTAATTATTTCGTGCTTGACGGGGAGGGTGATGATACCCGTGTAATGGGATTCGTATTCAAGAGAAACAAATTGGATATTGATGGGTAGGAATCTTATTTCATTCGATAGGGATATCGTTGATGAGGTGGTAAGAAGATCTGATGGGAAGTTCACCAAACAACAGGTAGAGTGGTGCATGAAAGCATCCGTATCTTACATCCATCATCTAGCTAAGTATACTGACAATATATCTATCAGAATCCCGTTTATCGGATACGTTATATGCAATCTTCGTGAGATGCGTGTAAGGCGTGATAAGATACGCCGGATATTTGTCAAGGAAGGTAATCGTTATCCGGATGAAAGGATGCCTATTGAGCTTGATTGTCTGGATAAGAAGATTAATGCGATAGAGGATATGGAGGGGTTGAAGAACGGAGATCCTCTTATACGTGATAACCATGAAGCCATGTATCAATGTCGGTATGGAATGACATGGGAACAATTACAGGATTTTCAACAAAAACAATTTAAGAAATAATATGCAAACAATCGGTAAAGCCCAAGTAATAGCCCAAGCTTGGGAAGACAGTTTATTGGGTAGGATTCCTAAGGATAAGAAAGATTATCCCGAATGGTATAAGAATCGTCTTGAATTATGCAAGAAATGTCCTAAGAACTCTTCTAATATTAGGTTCTTTAAATTGCCGCCTAAGGTATTATTCCATAGATTGATTGGAAGACCGGGATGCTCGTTGTGTGGTTGTTTTATCAAGGAGAAGGCTTGGATGAAGACCGAGGTATGCCCGTTGAAGTTCGTGGAAGGAGAGAAAGCTAAATGGAATGCTATGGAGGTGATAACAGCCGATCATAACGATTTTAATATCGAGTGCCCTAACGATTCCTTTGATATAGGACTGACGGATGATGAGAGCGAGTTTTATCTAAATATTTTTGATCAGAAAATAGGTGATAAGATAGAAATCGTGTTATTTATTACCCATAAAGATGGTTTCCATGTCAAGGAGCATCATCTTGGATGTGGATGTATGGGAGACGTTTCATATAACAAACATCCTGACAATGAGAATAGAACTATATTTAGGATGACATTGGATACCTCAAAATATACGGAAGGTCATTTTGAGAAACATCTATCTCTTATGGGTTATACGAAGGATGATCCTGAACGTAATTTCAAACATTTCCCTCTACGTATTATAGGGGAAGCTTATAAGTAAATACTATGCGAAGTCCCGTAAGAAGTAAGATAGATGATCGTATCCATGCCCTTATTGTCATGGAAGTCGGATGCCGTGAGTTGCCTGAATATTCGTTGGGTGATATACTTTACTCCGCTTTAAGGAGGATAGCTAGGGCTAATGGTGGTAATGTCCGCTTCTTGCGGGATATTAGTACCAGAGATCTATTGAGGTCTATAGACCAAAGTATTAGTGATGAGATCGAATTAAACAATAATGATTATAATGCGTGATTATAATGGAAGAGGATAAGGATATCAAAAAAGAGATCAGGGATTATCTTAAAGAAGAGGCGGATACTCATATAAGGCATTGGATAGCCATAAAGCGTGAGAGCAAGCGTCTGTATAGCGATATTGAGGATAGGACTAAGAAGATAGCCCTTAAATCATCTTCGTTGATAAAAGAGGAGGATTTTGTCGTTCTTCATGAGATGACCCATAAGATACAGATGTTGAATATAGAGGCTGTAAAAGTCAATTCTAGGTTGATGTTCATAATCCAGTTGGCTACCAGCTTCGGTATGGATCTGGATTTAGATACGACATATGCGTCCACCGCCAAGGGTATTATAGAAGACAGGACATCTGGATTCGTGTTTTATGATGACAAGGAACGTCTTAGATATGCTGACAAGGAGCTTGAGGATATGTTCCATGACATGAGCGTGACGGAAGTAAGTAAGATCGGGGTTGTTCAATCTTATGAGCTTCTTATGAAACAGTATAACGAGTTTAAGGATATGAAAGCTAATGCCACAGGGAAGACGAAAGCCGACGAGTAAGGATGTTGATCGGGTGAATGATAATCTTGAGGTCATATCCAAGGCCGTGGATGATGCCAAGGCTTATATTGATAAACATCCTTGGGATAAGGAGAAGCCGGAGGATATGGCAAGGGCATTTGACTTCATATCAAAATTAATCGATAAGATAAATACATGGAATGATTCTTATATGGAGAAGAGCGGGATCATGGATGTATATAGGTCTGTAAGCAATGTCCAGAAAAAGGAACGTAAGGGTCAGGTTTCTGGTGGAATCGAGTCTGTTTTAAAGGATATTATAAAATGAGTCTAAGTACGAGTCCAGAATTTTATGTAAACATGAAGAATCCCCCTGTATGGAACGATCTGTTCGGATGGGAGGATCAGGATGATGATGTTAAGCAGTTCTTTACAGAGGAGGCTTATAAGGTCAAGTACGGGGTGACTATCAATGGTACGTTCATCCCTCCATGGCTTTATTGGCATGTTAATTTCTTTCCCGTATTCCAGGATCTTCCAAACGGGGAACGTGTGCCAGCGATCAGTCGTTTGCGTGATAACGAATGGTTTTTCGCCGAGATGTACCAACGTGCCCGTATGGAGAAGAAAGGGTTGGGGATGTTTGGTACTCGTCGTTTTGGCAAGGCTCTTCTGGACTCGGAGCTGATATATACTCCTCATGGATCTAAGAAAATAGGATTCGCCGATATAGGAGATATCATATACGGTGATGACGGGAAGCTTACTACCATAGTGGGCGTATATCCTCAGGGATTCGTTGATACGTACAAAGTGACCTTTGAGGACGGTCGCAGCGTGGTGTGTTGCGGGCAGCACCAGTGGAAAGTCAAGTATCATGGTGATTATAAGGTTATGAGCACTATGGGTATCATCCATTCTGACTTCTCCAAAATGACTATAGATATTGGGGAAGCGGTAGATTTCCCTGAGCGGCGGTGGCTGATATCGCCCCAGCTCATGGGGTCTCTGGCCGCCTCCTTCCTTTGTGGCGCTACCGACAGGATCTTTGAGCTAAGCAAGAAGGAGATGGATGATGTCATTTATTCATCCAAAAAACAGAAAGAGTTGTTCATAGGATCGTTTATGAAGATCGCTTGCGGTATAAATACCGGTGACGATCGTTTTAAGGTCGTTTATAAAAGCGAGTATATTATATCCTTTGTAAGGAAAATATTTTGGTCTATGGGGTATTATTGTGTCATGGATGGTGATGATATGTATATATCCAAGACCCATAACAGACTTAGGATATCCGATATAGATTATTACGGTAGATATAAGGCTACTTGTATTGAGGTCGATAATAAATCGCATCAGTTTCTTACTACCAATTTTGTCGTCTCCCATAATACGACCATCATGTCATCACTTCTCCAGATGAACGCTACGATGACTATTGGCCTTAGTCATTCTGTAGTAGGATTCAGCGACAGTGACTTATCCAATATCGGCGAGTATTGTGAGTATGGTCTTGATCATGTGCATCCTTTTTTCAGGATCAACAGAACCAAGACCGACTGGAGTTCGGGAGTTACATTAGGCAAGAGGATGTCCAATGGTGTACGTGATATCCATGCCATTATCTCTATAGCCAACATCAATATGGGTAGGAAGACCTCCACGCAGAAGACGGCTGGTTTGACACCGGCTACGGCTATTTTCGACGAGGTAGGCAAAGGTCCGATAAAGAAGCCTTACACGGCCGCCATGCCATCCTACGACACGCCTTATGGCTGGCGTCTTAGTCCTATCTTGGCCGGTACCGGTGGTGAGGTGGAGTTGTCTAAGGACGCTCAAGAGATGTTCTCCGATCCCGAGACATATAATCTTCTGGTCATGGACTGGGATATCCTAAACCGTAGAGCCATGAAAGGAAAAACATGGAAAGAACGGAAATGGGCGATGTTTGTTCCGGGACAAATGGCAAACTCTGGTGTCAAGGTAACTATAGGTTTGGGTGATTATTTGGGGAAACCTGATGATAAGAAGCTTAATAAAATCAAGATTGACGCCACGGATTTCGAGGCTAGTACCAATAAACTTAATGAGGAACGGAAGAAGCTATCTACGAAAGATAGGGTAGCTTATACCTCTCATACCATGTTTTATCCATTTACGATTGACGACTGTTTTTTAAGCTCATCCCAGAACCTATTCCCGGTCGAGTACGCTATCAAGCATAAGAATGATCTTCTTGAGTCAGGGCAATATAGCGGCATGCTATGTGATGTTTTCCTTGAATCTGGCAATAAACTTGGTACTACTAAATCGAATAAGCAATTAGCCGGATTCCCGTTCAATGGAGGTATCCTTGACGCTCCTGTCCAGATATTCGAGATGCCTCAATCTAATAATTTTAGTGATTATGTTTATGTAGCTGGTATGGATGCGTATAAACAGGCTAAGTCAGAGACGGCTTCACTAGGTACGTTTTATATATTCAAAAGACGTGTAGGTATTCGTGATCCATATGCCTATAGAATAGTTGTGTCATATGCCGCTCGCCCATCATCCATAGATCAGTTTTGCCGTACGTGCGAGGTTCTTCAGAAAGGATATGGTGCTATATGTCTTATGGAGAACGCCGACCAGATGTATGAACAGTATCTTAACCGTAAAAGCGGTATGCCAGCGTCTTTCTTCCTATTTGCTGGTGAGGCAATAGCCAATAAGTATGTGAAGGCCGGCTCCCGGCAGAACAGCAAGTTAGGTCTATACCCTACCCCCGGGAACCAGAACCTGCTCTTCTCATGCGTGGTGGATTACTGCTGGCAGGATTTCGTTATCGGATATGATGATAGTACTGGTCTTGATATAACGGTCAAGGGTATTGAGCTGATTGATGATATAGCTCTACTGGATGAAATAATACAGTACAAGCCCGGATTGAACGTCGATAGGATAATAGCCTTCGGGCATGCGTTGGTTCTAGCTAGGTATTTTGATGATAACAATTATATGCCTAAATCGAAGATTGAGGAGATGAATAACGCCCGTAAGGAAGACGCTTATAAACATCATGAGATATATGCCTCGGCTTTCGGATCGGTATCTATAGGTGCGTTTCGGTAGTTTGGTGTCGCTTAATAACTTATCTTTGCTAAAAACAAAATAGATTGACATGGAGATTTTCAATAGAGATCATTCGTTTCCAGCAAAAGGAGCGTTATTAGGATTACCTCCTCAGGCTATTTCCACGAAGAAAAAGAACAGGAAATGGAAGGAGGATTGTATGGACGCTCTTGAGACGATAGGGTTGAAACAGTATGATCGTAACCAGATGTACCGTGACTATTATCTGATGGCGGATGGTAAGTTATCTTTTATGGAGATGGCGGATGTTATCCCTCAGTTAAGGAACGTGCAGAAGCTAAGGAGCGATATAAGGATACCTTCTTTCTTGAAGCATTATGATATCATAGGTGGTATAGTAAACGCCTTTGAGGGATGGCTGACAAACCTACAGGATAAGTATACGGTTAATGAGGTAGGTGATATGGCTATAAGTGAGTATGAGGATACGATGTCAAACTTACTTCATCGTCATATACAAGAACAGTGGGATATTATCGTCAATCAGCGTCTTGTGGAGGCTGGTCTTGATCCTACGTACAATGAGTTTAACTCTGAGGAGGAGCGTCAGGCTTATGTTCAGCAAATCCAACAGGCCAAGACGTCTATGACCCCTGACGATATCCAGAGGTTCATGAGCACCAGATGGAAGACGCAGGCGGCTGTATGGGGAGACCATACGATAGAGTCAGACCGTAGCCGGTTTTATATGGATGAGCTTGATCGTGAGAATTTCCGTGACCGGCTCCTTAGCGGTAAGATGTTCCGCAATCATTTCGTTGGATTTGACTACTACCGTCCGGAGGTGTGGAGTCCGATGGAGGTTTTCCATCCTGATGTGAAATATCCGCAATATGGAAGTTATGTGGGCCGTATTCATTATTACGAGGGTGTTGAGTTGATATCAAAATACGGCCATAAGATGACGGCCAAGGATAAACGCAGGATTATGGGCGGTGATGATGATTACGAGGGATGGGTATCCAATGACGGTACTAGGTATGATCAGAAGAAAAAGAAGCCGTCTATTACCGGTATGTATGAGAATGAGGTTATTCCATGGAAAGGATACCATGACTATGAGTCTATAGTCGCCGCTGAGGACTATTATGGTGTTCCTATGGGAGAGTACCATACCTTCGGGCCGGACGGAGAGGAACACACCCAGCCCCGCTTCTTGCCCCGCTTCCATCCCTTTGGATATTTCAACTCCGGTATGGCCGATGGCAAGAGATATGAGATAGATTCCCGTCTTTTTAGAGTCATGGAAGGATATTGGGTGTCCATGAAACCGGTATTTCTAATAACTTACATGACGGAGACCGGGATGGTTGATCAGGAGCTTGTAACTGATGAGTTGCTTCCGGAGTTCTTAGAGAAGAATGGCATAAAGAAAGTAAAGAGGGTTATGGCCGATGCTGTTGGTGATCCTGAGGTGAACACCTATATCTTGGAGTATGTGCCTGAGGTTAGGTTTGGAGTTAAGATTACTGGAGGTAATTTAATGGATAAGCCTATATATATTGGTGGGGATCCAATACCTCATCAGATACATGGTGACAGCAGTCTGTATGATTATGTCATTCCGGTTTCTGGATTTATAGGGGCTAGTCTCGCTGATCGCATACAGCCGTTCCAGATGATGTATAACCTTGCTATGAACCAGCTATACAATAACGCCGAGAAGGAGATCGGTAAGTTCTTCTTAGGCGACTTAGGATTCCTGCCTACGGAATATAAGGATATGATGGACAAGAAGGGAGCTTTGGCTACTTTTATGCAGATCGTTAAGTCCGTATCGTTTATGGGTGTAGGTGGTAATGACACGAACAATCCTTACCAGAATCCGCAGATGAGCAGCATATATAATCAGTTCGGTGTATATGATCTTACTAATACGGATCAGATAAGATCCCGTATGGAAATGGCGTCTTACGCCTATATGATGGCTTATAGGATGATAGGTATATCCGAGCAAGCGATGGGCCAGTCAACTAGATACGAGAGTTCTACGGGCGTAAAACAGGGAGTTAACGCCACTATGTTACAGACCCAGACTTACTTTAATGATTTTGATGACTTCAAGAAACGGACATTGGATATTCATCTAGCCGTGGCTCAAGTATGCCAGAAGGAAGGATACGATTGGACCGTGATGTACAGGAACAGCGATCTGTCCTTGGCTTACATCAGTCTTACGGATAATAGCTTGTCGTTACGTCATCTTAATGTTATGGCTGTATCTAATTCCAAGAAACGTCTGGAATTGGAGAATTTGAAGCAATATATATTACAGACGAATACTTTGGGCAATGACTTACTTGATATCACTAGAATGATGAATGCCAACTCGACGGCTGAGATGAATCAGATAGGAAGGGATGCCAGATCTTACGCAGATCGTGTAAGACAGGAGGAGTACCAGAATCAACAACGACTTGTACAGCAAAAAGCAGAGGCCGATCAACAGGCCCGTAATGACGAGCATGAGAAGGAGAAGGAGCTGGCTTATATCAAGGGTAACTTCGATTTACGGGGTAAGAGCATAATGGCCGCCGGTCAAGCGGCTAGGACACAAGATAACGCAGAGGGTATGGATTATGTGGAAGCTATAGCGGATCGAGCCTTGAAGGAAAGGGATCTGGATATCCGTGAGGAGGATATGAGAACCAGACAGGCTAATGCCGAGGCTGAGCGAAGATCTCGTGAGGAGATAGAGAAAAGGAAGTTGGAATTAAAGGAAAAGGAGATAGATGCTAGGAACAAACGTTCTGATACAGATAGGTTTACGTCAATAATAAACAAGAATTGATTACAAGTTTTGTAAATATTTTTACAAAATCTGTAATCATTTTGGCGTAAAATTCTGTCATATACTATAATGGGCTTGATTTAATTGGTAATTAGATTAATGATAATTTTGTAAAAAGCAAAAAAGGAAATTGTATGAATGACATGGGTGATTTCGCTAAGGGTTTTAAGACCATGAGTGTCGAGGAACTTTTTTACCGTGGTGACGGTGATGGCGATAAGAATAATATTGAGGGTAAATATGATAAGGATGGTAATCCTATAGGTGATACCAATAAAGAACCTGCCGACGGCGGATCGGCTGACGGTGGTGGGGACAAGGGCGGCGATGCGGCCAACCCTGACCCGGATTCTCTTGGCGAAGGCGGTGCTGATAATAATAACGTGGTATCAGGGTTTAACGGAAAATCTTTCTTGGAGAAGATGGCCGCCAGAGGTATTATCGATAGTATTGATAACCTTGATATTATGGTAGATGACAAGCCAGTCGATCTTTCTACTATCACGAGAGAAGATGATTTACTTGATATAGTGGAGGGGTTGATCAAGGATAAGGCCGATGAGTTGTTGAAGGATAAGGTTGATACCGGTTCGATGTCTGATTTCATGAAGAAGATGATAGAGGTGGATAAGGCCGGTGGTAACGTTGGTCAACTATTAAGCCAGTATCAGAGTATTCAGGCTCCGTTGGATAACCTTGATATGAGTAATAAAAATGATCAGCTTGCGGTTATCCAGCATTATTATAAGATGTTGGGTATGCCGGAAGACGAGATAAAGGATAATATGGAGATGATGATCGGCAAGGGCGATGAGTTTATTGAGTCCAAGGCCAATAAGTTCCATGATATCCTGAAAAAGGAGATGGATAACCTTATCGAGGAGGAGAAGAAAAAATCCGAGAAAAGGAAACAGGAGTTGATTGAGCAGATGAAGATTTATAAGAAAGGTCTTAAGACATCTATAAGCTCAGGGTTCCAGTTGACCGACACGATGATAGGTAAGGCTGTCGATTTCGTTACCAAGCCGATAGACAATCAAGGCCATACGGCTATAGATAAAGCTTATTCGGAGGCTATCAAGAATCCGGACATGGCCGCTGATTTGGCCTTGTTCTTGATGAATAAGGACGAGTTCCTTAAACAGAAAACCAACAAGGCTAAGATGGAGGTTAATAAGAAGACCATCACTCTTCTTTCTGGCAATAAGGGAGGAAAGCAGAATAAGACTAATATCGATAATGATACTATAGAAGCTAACTTCCTTGATCTGAGTGGATCAAAGAGTGTATAACGTTTAAATATATTGAAAATGAATCCGTTTCTTACAAAAAGTTTCCCGGCTACCGTGAATGGCGATAACGTTATCGCCTTTACCGATGCCAAGAACTATAAGACTTCGCTTGTAGAGCATAACTTAGGCTCATTGGCGAGCTGGTATTACGAGGATCCTGACAAGAATCATTTGGGTCTGTTGAACTTGTTCTCTAATATCGCTAATTACCCTGTACCGATGTATATGGGTATGATTAATAACGGCGCTACGATCTCCGTTAACGGTATTGGAGCTTCTTTCCGTTATGATCTTCCTGTTACAAAGACATTCGCTGTCGTTACGGCAGAGGATACTTCAGGTCATCACCTGAAACCTGGTATTGATGGTAGCTTGTTTGATATCGTTTTGAATACATCTGAGTTTACGGCTTATGATGTTATTACCTACGATGCTGCTAACGGCTGTAATATCCTTATCTCAGGTGAGATCCCGTCTAAGACAGAAGGTGACTTGACACGTTATTGGTGTCGTGTTATCGGCGGAAAGGCCAAATACTTCCCTAAAGAGAAATTACGTCCGGGTATCCGTTACTGGAAGATCGGTCATGCTCTTGGTGAGTACAGCACTCAGTTCTCAAAGGTATCTGGAGCTGACAAGGCCGGTTCTATGACTTGTGAATTCCGTTTAGGAAACCACCGTGGTGTTGAGGGTGAGACAACTATGTACGCTGGTATGAAGTCCATGCAGGCCGCCCAGAACAGCACTTCAGAGTTTGTGGAGACTGCCCTTCGTCGGATGAATGCCATGAGAAGTGAGTATGAGGGTAATATTCCTGATTTGGCTATTATCGGCAAGACTGTTAATGGTAGACTTGATTTGCGTACGGCCAAAGTAGCCTCTACGTTAGAGGTGTTCTGTATGGCTGAGTTGGTCAAATTGGAGGCAAGACAGTTGATGTGGCAAGAAGGTGGTATTATCATGGATCAAAATGGTCCTATCCATTTGAATGAAGGTATCTATCGTCAGCTTCGCCGTGGTTACACTATTTACTATAGCCGTCCGATGGGTATTACTAAAGACACGCTTATGGCTGCCGCATCTTATATTTTCCGTGGACGTCAGGATCTTCCTATTACGGAACGTAAGATTAAGTTCAAGGTAGGAGCTATGGCTATGATCAATTTAGAGAAGTTGATCAGGGAATCGTTCTTCACTACCTTGCAGAACTTAAGCTGGGGTATGGGAAGCGATAGGATGTTGCCTTCTAACCCTATCTCTGGTACTAATGACGCCATGATCTTAGGTCCGGTTCAGGTTAAGGGAGCTTTCATCCCGGGCATCGGTAATGTTGAGTTCGAGCACGATCCTTCTTTGGATTACGCTGACATGACAGATCGTAGCGAGTTAGTGAATGGCATGTATCCTAGATCATCTTATTCTTGTATTATCGAGAATATCACTGACGCTGGATCAACTAACGCATATTCCGCTATTCCTAATACGGCTAACGCTAAGTTAGGTAATATGAATAACAACGTATTCTATATCAAACCAGAAGGCGTAAGCATGTGGTGGGGTTATGAGTACGGTCGTTGGGCGCACAAAGCTAACGGTAATGAGATCGTATCATCCTTGCCGGGCATGAAAGAGCAATTCTGGTGCCACTCAGCTTCAGCGGCTTGGGTTATGGATAACAGCAAGTTCTTGATTATCGAGCTTCAACCGAACTACTTCGGCTAAGTTTTTTTTCATATGTAATTTGGTTTTTAGAGGGGAGGATATTCCTCTCCTCTTTTTTTAGGAAAGTAACGCAAAAATAAGGAAATGAAAGAGATTTTAAAATCAAAGAAGGTATTGGTCGAGGTAAACGGTTTCAATATCATGTCAGATACCTTATATGAGGTTGTAGGTAAACACGATGGAAGCGCTCCTCAGGCGTTTCAGGACGCTAATATAGCTAAAGCTCCGTTCCCGGAGAACGCCACTCACGTATGTTGCCCTTGGGATGATTTCTCCAAGGCCTATAACACCGGTTTTTATCCAAGATCAAGATGCTATAATGGTCTTGACAAGAATGAGATCGATAAGCTCGTCAAACAGCGGGTAGATAATATCATGAAGCCTTTCGAGGAAATGTCGCAGATGGATCTATCTCAAACCAATTTAGAATTTTGGGATGACGCTAAGGATAAGATCTTCATGGGTAAGGTTTATAATACGGCTAATACCGTAGATCTATTTTATTTATATCTGGCTGTATTTTCCGGCATGTTGACTCCTCAGGAAATGGATGGCGATCCTGTCTTCATGAACTCCATGTTCTGTTTCGTGGAGAAAGACAATATGAAGGATTTCGTTCAGCAGCGTGAGATCAATAAGATGAACATCAGCTATAAGTTTATCAGCGCCCTTAAGAAAGGCGGCGACGATCGTCAGGCTGTCATCGATCTTCTTCTTTACATCGGTATCGTCACTCGCCCGGATTTCACGGAGGATGAGTATTATACAGGATCTCTATCAAACTGGATGAATGAGAAGAAGACCAATGTCGATTATCTGCTTGATATCTGGGATCGGTCATTGGAAGGTGATTTCAAGGAAGTTCTTGAGTTTTACCGTATCGTAAACGTCCTTCAACGAAATGGTCGTATCAATATGACTCCATCCGGATTGCAATATAATGGCCAGATCATAGGGCCTGACGTTCGGACATCCGCTGAGTTCTTGGCTACCAAGAAAGACTTTATTAACATAAAGGCTAATGTATTGGATGAGTATGAGGAGATCATATCTATGTCTAATATCGATGATAAGTCCAAGACCAAGAAGGTTAAGGATATTAAGAAGAAGGATGACGTAGAGGAAGGTGATAAGGTTAAGGAGGGATGACGATGACAATCCAAGAAGCATATTTAAGGTCTTTGCAGAAGAACGAGCAGAATCTGGCCAATGGCGGGATTAAGCTTGATCCGGGAAGGTTCGTGCTGTTGTTCAACGAGGCCCAAGACCGGTTAGTTAAGTACTATCTCAATAGGAAGGATGACGAGACTATACGCTCCATCCAAAACCTTCTTGTTTATTGGATGTCGTTGGATAATGCTGGTAGGATGGATGATCCTGAGTCTACGTCCTTTAACTTACCTGATGACTATCTATGGTTCTCTAACATAAAAGGCGTTTTCTCATACAAAGGATGTGAGGCCGCTGATTTCGTTATGTGGGAGGCTAAGAACGAGAATATCCATGAGCTTCTTGGAGACGAGAATAACCGTCCTTCTTACGACTACCGTGAGACATTCTACTCCATAGGGAACGGGAAGGTTGTGGTCTACGAGTCAGGCTTCCGTACCGAGGAGGTTAAGATGACGTACTACCGCCGTCCTGTCAGGGTGGACCTGTCTGGGTATATCAACGCCGCCGGTATCCAATCCACGGACATCGACCCGGAGCTGCCCGATCCTTTGGTGGAGGAGATCCTGGATATGGTCGCCAAGCAATTCAACCTTAACGAGAATGAACTAAGTAGATATAGGATGGATAAGGATAATGTGGCTTCCTTTAAATAAACAACGTTAGTTTTGATTGATAAGCCTGCCTAGAAATGGGTAGGCTTATTTTTTTATCATCATATGCATATTTTCTGGAATCGGAGATTTCTCCGACTCCAGAAATAGTAAGCACGATCTTTGCGTTTTACAAAATATTTAATATAATGATTTTATATTGATATATTTTTTATGTATATATATTTACGGTAAAACTTTTATTTATATATTTGCATCGTATTAAACAATTAAATATATGTAATATGAAAACTAATGTTGTTATGATCTCCAAGGATAGGGATCTTTTCGGTGTTACTATCAAGCAAGACACTAAAACGTCTTTCATGTCGTTGACTGATTTACAGGAAGCCTATACCAGGAAAAGGATTCAGGAAGGATGGAATGATAAGAGGATAGAGAATATCCTTTCTAACAAGGAAAGTGCTGAGCGAATATACTATATTCTTGAAAAACAAGGATATATGATAGAAACAGGATTTCCTGTTTTTATGGAAATGGTTGAAAAAGAGTCTCTTATAAAAGTAATGAAAAAGTTTGGTGCTTATAAGACGGTTGGTAGGGGCGAGAACAGGAGAACTATGTGTAATCCTTATATATGGGTTCTTGTAGCTATGGAATTGAATCCTATGTTGTATGCCGAGGTTGTTACGTGGTTAACCGATAAGCTTATTCTTAATCGAATAGAGGCTGGTGATAGGTATAATGCTTTGTCTAGAGCAGCTTCTAGATTTAAGGATGTAGATTATGTTAAGATCGCCAAGGGACTTAATTATATTGTTTTTAATATCCATGAAAGTATGATCAGGAATAAGGCCACGGAAGCTGAGCTAAAGGAATTGGAGCAAACACAGGGCAATCTTATATGGGCTATAGATATGGGTTATATAAAAAGCTTCGATGAACTTATTGATATGATGAGGAAGATGTATAAGAAAAAGTGGCTTAAATAATGTTTTTACAAAAAATGTAATTTATTTATATGCCTATACACTCGTGATCGTGTTTTATTGTCGTGAACTCGTTTATTATTATGTTTGCGTTAGTGAATGATTTTTAAACTAAAATATTAATTATATGTTGCACAGACCGCAAGACCGGGTACTTTTCGTATCCCCACACGCTAAGATGGTGGATGTTGATTCCATCTTCTTGAAGGAAGGACAGATCGGTATTTATGATACTAAAGATACTTCCGAGAACGGTTGTAAGGCCGTGACTGACTTTACCGGTAAGCCTCGTAACGACAAGCGTTATGAGATCCGTATCGGTCGTAATGAACAAGCGGCTTCCCGCTCTATCTATGATAAGGATTTTTCCACGCCGTTATTCTCCTTGAACGAGATCACGGAGATCTACGCTTCTTGGCCGAAGAAAGATCATGCTTATGTCGATGATGTTATCTTAGGATACAATGGTGTTTCTGATGACACGGCATTCTCAGTTTCCAAAGGAGACCGTATCGCTATCCGCTTGGTTCTCGCTGGTCGTGCCTTTGAGCTTCTTGGCTATGAGGAGGGTCGTGTTGAGATCAATGACGCCATTCTTTTGGATGATTGTGATAATACGCCAAATCAATGCGAGGAGTGCGATCCTTGCGAGGAGGTTGATTTGTTGCCAGCCGTCCTGAAATGTATCGAGAGGATGAAGAACCAGCCTATCGCTGGAGGTGGTAAGGTATCTGATTATATTGATATCACTCCGGTTACAAGATGTACTAACGAGGCTACGGAGCCTGATACGGAGGACGTGAACTTCTATTGCATGGAGGTATGCGATACTGGTGATGATCTGGCGTTGGCTGAGGTTCGCGCTCAATATCCAGGATTGAAGATCGTACGTGAGACTATCGAGGGTAGCATGTCACGTTATAAGGTGATGAAGAAAGGTGCCAAACCGGCTGACTATACTCAACGTCTTATCTCTATCATGAAAGGATGTACGGATTGTCCTCCTAACTATACCGAGGTTAAGGGTGGTTATCTGTATTCTATTTCCTTGGAGGATGACGGTGTTGATATGTCTACTACGGTGGAGTCATTGCCTAACGTTGTAGCCGATACGGTTAACAAGATGAGTCAGATCAAGGGATCAGGTTTGTATATTGCCGCTACTTCCAAGAAATTGACGGATGAGGAGATCTCTACTTTCGTGGAGGCCAATCCTACGGCTATCATCTACTATGTGGCTAAGACATCCGATATGTGCGAGAATCCTACTGTTCGTACCGCTTCTTGGTCGGCTTGTGGTTCTTGCAAGGTATCCACCGAGAAGTATTATATCACGATCCCGGATGATGAGTGCGGGAACAGTGCTTTGGAGGAAATCAAACAGGCTTTCCCGGAACTGGAGATCACTGACTACGGTACTCCTGCGGCTTGCCAGCATAGCTTCCAGACAACGGTATATACTAACATGTTGTGTGATGAGTGCGACAAGGTGTTCGAGGGATTCTTCACCAGCGAGGCTCCGGCGTCTTACCGCAACCGTATGTGGAAGAAATTGGAGTCGGCTCAGGAACTTGGCACTAACTGCAAGTGCGGTATCCGTTTCCGTGGTAAGGAAATGTTATTATCTCCGTCAGAGTGCTTGATGGATAAAATGACCTATGTAGAGGATAGCGTTGAGATCGTTGGCGCTAGCGGTGGTTATCCTGATTCTCTTGATGAGGGATCCCCCATTTGGTGGGATCAGCTTCACTTCGAGAGATTGTCTAGCAAAGCCCCGCGTACTCATGTTGGCGGCAATATGATGGATGACGAGTTGAAGGGTTACGCTCATTTCAACGGCTTCCCGAAACATCAGGATTTCATGGGACGGACATTCATGAACGAATACAGCCGTGTTGAACAAACAGCCCAATACGTGGACTTCCAGATCACGATTAATCCTCATAGATACTCTCAGGGATTCGGCAAGTATCTCGCTGACGATCCGGTTAACCTGATCTTACGTGTACGATACGGTGCTCATGAGGGTGTTCAGGAGATGATCAATATGATCGGGGCGGCTGCTGGTCTTGGACCGGCTATCGTGACCGAACCTAAATAAGAACGACCTTTTTTGCGTTCATATATTTCCTAAAGGGGAGAGATTCAATTCTCTCCCCTTTTTTAATCTATAATAAATGGTTGTGATGGAGGAGTGAAGTTTGTAGTGTATCTAGGTATATTTGATATTCTCATCTCGTCTATAATACCTCCTATCATATTGTCGCTAGATCCTGTTCTTCCTCCTATACATATATCGTAGTCTTGTTTTGATATGGTTTTTTTCTTGTTAAATTTATTTACACCATTAATATATAATCCGCATGATTTGTTATTAGATGATAATGCTATGTGATTCCATCCTATCTCTAAGACAGAAGAGCTTACGCTTGCATAATTGTCGAAATTTCCATATATGATATTATCATACCCTATATAGAAGGCGAATCCTGTAGGGCTTCCTGTTATATCAGATGTTATAAAACCTTGTTTTGAGCTTTTATTCGTACAATAATACCATAGTTCTATGGTATAGTTCCCTTCGGATATAATATCCCAGAACCATTGTGATTGGTCGAATATTATAGGGGCGCTGTCGAATTTAGCGGCTTGATCAAATTTGCCTGAGACATATGATCCCCCCCCCATGTGACAGGACCTACGTTCTTTCCGATATATTTAAAATCATTGTTAAAATGAAATAACAATATCGTGTTGTTGGCTTTTTTGTTAAAGTACATTCTTCTTCTCATACATCTTATGTTTTTAATTACGTTCAAAGATAATTATATATATCTTTGAGGTATATAATTAAAACATTATAACATGTCAGCTATTAATGAGTATTTAAAGAGACTGGCTTCTATATTCGGAAGCATGGGTTTCTCCGTTCCGCCAGATGACTTCTCAGGTGTTGTCATAGACGGAAAGACGTATCCGGTCATGATGAGGAATGACGGGTGTTACGTGTACTTCGATGATAAAGGAGTAAAGAGACTTGTAAGCGAGGTCCCTAAAAAGGACTATCAGTTCATTAACATCAAGGACGCCCGTGTGTCGATCGTCAACCAATGTTATCGTACTCCGGGAGGTCAGGTAGAGGCTCGTATCCATACCTATATGAATAATAAGGGTGAGATATTGGCCGAGAAGATATTTATCGTCAACTCCTCGGATGTTGATACTCCTATCGGTACGGAATTAGATAAGGTTCCTGCCGAATGGGTGGCTATAGATTGTAGTATAGCCGAGATGACCGATCGGGAGTTGATATTCGTAAGTAAATGTTATGCCACGGAAGGGGGCAAGGTCCAGATCGAGGGCGTAGAGTCAGTTGACCCCCGCCTGAATCCCGAGGTATCCCATTACGAGGTGGTGAATACGACAGACGATAGTAATCCTATCGGTACGGAGTATGACGCTATCCCCGACACATGGAATCGTATAGTATGTGATTTCCCTGATATGACCCAAAGGGAGATAATACCGGTTCTTAAATGCTTTGATACCGGTACCGGGAGAGTACAGATAGAGGGATATAAGATATTTGATTACGAGATGGGTACCAGAAAGGAATGGTATCGCATCAAGCAAAGTACCGATCCTGAGAATCCGGTAGGTAAGTTTATCACCAGCATAAGCGATGACTGGGTTGAGGTTGTTTGTGACTTCACGGATATGGAGGATCGGGATATTGAGGTAACTGTAGAATGTTATAAGACACCGGCCGGTAAGGTGAAGCTGGAGGTTCTCACGTCATGGGACGGGAATATAGGGGTTAGGGATAAGAGTTATAAAGTCCTGGAGACTACCGATCCGTCACAGCCTGAGGGCGCCAGCTTCATTTCCTTGCCAGACACTTGGATAAGGGCTGTCTGCGATTTCGACGATATGGAAGAACGTGACATTAGATCTTACATTGAATGCTACGATGGAGGTAACGGCCATGTCAAGCTTCGTAGGTTAGTTTCTTATGACTCCAAGATAAAGGCCAGATATACCCGTTTCGAAGTCCTTGAGTCGGATGACGCTGGCTTCGTCCCGGGGACCGACTTAGCTACCCTCCCAGAGAGTTTCTCTTTGGTCCCATGTGATTTTACGGATATGGAGGATAGAAACGTTCAAGTATATCGTGAGTGTTATGCTTTCAAAGGACAGCGTATTGAGGTGGATAAGGTTGTCTCTTATGACGGTGATCTAGGTGATAGGAAGGCCAAGTATATTGTACGTGAGAGCGAGGACGGCGCTATCTTAATAGATCAGGAATATGATGAGATCCCTGTTGGATGGAAGAAATCTCCTTGCGATCTTGAGAACCTTCGTGACAGGCATGTATCTTACTACGATCAGTGTTATGTCACGGAGAACGATAAACGGGTTAAGATCCATAATATTGTTATATATAACTCTTTAGGATATGAGTGGTATCATTTCTATGAGGTTACGCAGTCAGAGGATGATAAATATGAGGTAGGCGATATTAACTCCTCTATGATTGATAAATGGAGTAGGGTTGAGTGTGAGATGCCTGATATGGAGAATCGGTTCTTGGATACGACAGATACCTGCTATGATACAGGGAATGGAACGGTTAAGATAAGGCGTCAGGAGTCTATTGACTATAAGCTTAATGTCCGGGAGTTTGATTATAAGATCGTGGAGTCAACCGATCCTGATCATCCTACCGATACCACCCCTACCCAAGATACGGTTAGTGGCTGGACGGTAATAAGCTGTGACCTTAATATCATGGAGGTAGATGACTGTTATGAGGTTGGTGGTCATAAAATCCATTTAAAGGGATTCAGGACGGTCAATCCGGCGTTACAGGATATTAAGTCCATATTGTATGTCGTATATTCCGACCATCCTGATTATAGTGCTGGTGATGAGCTTAATTCTATTCCAGAGGGGGCTAAGGTCACGATCTGTGATTATGCGGATAAAAGCCAAAGGCATATGGTCCCGGTGCGCGAGTGCTATGAGGTAGCCGATGGCCGGTTCTATGTGGAGGGAAGCAGGTTGGTGGATAATAATATGGTCGTTGAGCGGATGTCGGTGATGGTTCTTGAGTCATCCTCCCAGACCTACCCTGTAGGAACTACGCTGACCTCTATTCCTGATGGCGCTACTATCGTGGCTTGTTTATGTCAAACCTGTTAATCTGAATGGCTATGGTTAAAGTATGTAATGATTATTTTATGATTGATGCCTTAGCTGGAGGTCAGGTCATAAGAAAAAGGAAATATCGTCGTGAGAATACGATGATCGGATATAAATGGTATGATTATAATGGGGTTGAGGTTATCGACCCCATTGAGATATCACGCTTGGATGGTCTAGCTACGAAACATCAGCGTGTGGATGAGGCTTATGATGACCATGCTATTTTCATGTCGTCAACCAACTACGTTAACAGCGTTTCTGGTATACCTATGGACAAGCATATGGTTGTCGTTGAATGGAGACCGGATAGCGAGCAAGGTTTTGTCACTATGGCTCATGATGAGGGTCTTGACGGGGACAGTTATTATATAGTTGTTATCAATACAGGTGATAAACAAGCCACGATCTATACTCCGGTAGATCCGGAGGAGCCAAAGGAAGGCGCTACCCGTGCCGAAGATGACGCCAGCGTCTCTGTTGGAGGATCGTACGTATCTATATCTCCAAGACAAGTGGAGAGAATAAGAGTCACGTTTAGGGGCGGAAAGTGGTATTATGAGCTGGTGACTAAAACATATCCTAGCAATACCGGTGGTATTAAGATCGGTGACGTTGATTTCGTTACGTTCAGATATTTGTGGGACGAAAGTTCAGGAAGGGATTTGGATACCATGACAGAGGCTCTTAACTCGAATGTTCCTACCATAGATAATTTAGGCGTAGGATTCGCTGGTCCCGGTAATAATGACGATCATGTAAGAAGCGTACTTAAATGGGGAGGAGACAATACCGGATCAGGCAAGGAATGTGTCTGGATGTCGGTAAAGGATCTTCGTGCTCAATATTACGATATATTACCTGAAGAGACTCAGTTTATAGCCTACTCTACATGGTTTGGATCCAAAGGTACTGGTAAGTGTTCTTTTGAGCTTGTAGGGTATAAGGGCGGTACGATGAGACAGGATGGGTATAACTTTATCAATACCGGAGGATCTGTCGTATATCAAAACACATATGATTTTATTTGCAATACCAGTAAGGGGGCGAGTACATATAAGACTTCTTATCAGAAAGTAGCCCGTATTACTTATAATAAGCTCACCAATGAGGTCTATATGTCTATAGGCGATGCTATAGATCAGGAGGATAATTATGATAAGCTGGAGCGGGAGATCAATAATATAAAGGAAAGACTTAGCGATGTCGAGAGCGAGTTGGCTGTCGTAAGACGTATAGCCGAGGGTAAGAACACGGCGTATATCTTTGATACGGTCGATGCCATGAATAAGTGGCTGGCGGTTCCGGATAACACGGCTAAGCTCCGTGTGGGGGATAGTTTCTGGATCAGGGAACAGGACGTGCCTGATTATTGGTGGGATGGGAATAAAGCTTTAGAACAGGAAGGGCCTAAGGTTGATCTATCTCCTTATTATACTAAAGATGAGATTAATGATATCGTTGATGATATCAATCAGAAGATAGAGGATAAGAGTACGTCGATCATCTTTGATACCTATATCCAGATGAAGTCTTTTGTGGATGATCCTACCAATGCTGACAAGCTTAAGGAAGGTACTATCTTGTTGATACGAGAGAAAAATGTACCTGATTATTATTACGATGGAGCTGGGATAGTTAAGATGGAAGCCGACGTAGAGCAATGCCTTTATGTTACTTTGGCTAATAAGCCTACGGAAAGCACTATAAGTTATACCCAAGATCGGGAGGTGACTAATTTCGCTCCGGGTGCTATAGCTAGATGGGTTGACGCTGACGGCAATGACGTGTTTTATAAGCTTGTGGAGATAGTCGGCGGTAAGGCTAAGTGGATTACCCTTATCGATACTAAATACGGCAATGTGACGCTACAGAGCACTTACGACAAGAATTATGAGATCGTAAATATCGTATCTGGGTCACGTTTGCAGGCCATCAATAGCGAGAAGAATGAGATTAAGTTCGTTAACAGCGCTACCGGTAATGTTACTGTCGTGTTTAACGCCACGGTATCAGGAGGAGCCAAGAAACTTACGAGCCTGTTGGCCGTGAACGAGGTGGTCCTTACGCCTGGGGCGGCGGCGTCCTTCACCCGTACCGGCGAGACCTTCACCCTCTCCGATCTTTTTGGTGTTACGATCTTCCCCGATCTGGCTAATTCCAACCGTGAGGGAGAATGGGTGATGAGCGTAGGCGTAACCGGAAAACCGATCCTTATGGAGGTAAAGGAGATGAGGAAGTGGGATGAGAGTATTGTCAGGGAACTTACTATTGATGAGCTTAACGAGAAGTTCCCTAACGTGGATATCGGATTCGCTGTCGTATGCAAGACCATCAACAAAGTATATGAGATGGTTAATGGATATAAGGAATGGGTGTCTTATGATATAACCTCAATAAATTAATGGTATGGCTTTTTTGGCAGGATACGACACGGTAGCGTCCTATGTCACGTTTATAGTGAATGAGGACAGGTTCCCTTGTTATGATGGTAAGGGCGCTGATTATATACCCGATCCGATAATATCAGCGGATGCTTTTAATCGCAGTCTTAGGTTCTCGACAAGAAAGCCAGGATTCGTGGACGTTGATTGGGGGGACGGGACAAAGGATCAATATCCTTTAGTTAAGGTATCTGATGGTAGTTATAGGATTGTATTCAGGTCTCTTGACATTGAGTATAAGAAGAATCCGGATGATACCGTATGGTGGTATAAGAAAGAGGATGGCTCACAATACATACCGGTTCCCCCACATAAGTATAGCGATATCAGGCGTAGGGAGGTTACGATGAGGTTCTCTAACTTAATTGATGGGGAATTTAATATGGATGGTATTGTCCTTCATGAGTTCCCTATAACTAATCTTCCTGATATAACTTATTTTGCTGTGGTTAGATCCGTTTTAAAAAATGGAGATATTCCATATGACAGGATAAGCAAGAGCGTTAATCTTCGTAATATACAGATGGGAGCTTTTTCTCATTCTGGTGTATGGAGTAATTGGCCAGAAGGTTTTTTGAACATGAAAAACCTGAGGTATTTCGGATGCAATAGCGTTTTTAATTTCGGGGATGATCCTGATTCTAATTGGAGAAGGTTCTCTGAATGGAAGAATCTTACCGAGTTTAATTTCAATTGGTGTAACATCCCTTCTTATGATCCGGCCTTTAATTCTATTCCGGCTGTGGGTATAAATATTATAAGCGATAGGAATAATATACCTGTATTTGATGAGGTGGATAAGGTAGGGGATGATAAGGCAGGCGTTGATTTTATGGGTAATGGTAGCTCATGGAAACAAGATCTGGTAGGAGGGAAGTTGAACAAGATTCAACGGGCATATTGTTCTTCAAGTACGGTGCCGGTAGACGATCTTCCGGATTACTTGTATGAGATAAGGGAATTTAGGGTATGGAATTTGCGTGATGGTGGTAGATTTATAAATACGCAGGAGAGGGCTGATACGTTCGTTAACACGTTTTATGATAAGATGATGTCCTGGGATTATATAACGATGTCACAGACGGCTTCTGACGGTAACAGGAATCAGTTTTATAAACTTACCTTAGATTTATATACTGCCGTAGCTCCTACTAATAAGAGACCGTCTGGCGTTTATCAGGCTCCTGATGGGTTTGTCAAGGGGGTTAGTAATGGTAATCCTACGACACCTATGGAGAAGGTGTATGTGCTTACCAATAACTACGGGCAGACATGGGTCTTAGCTCCTGCCCCGGCTTCTAAGGCCGCCCTTACGAGGGCAAGGCGGGCTGGGAAGGCTAGGATTACCCCGTTTGTCCTTGGCGTAAAGGACGGCCATGTATCCGTGTTCAGCGGAGATGTATTGGATGATAATATGAGTAAGTATAATTTCGCCGACAAATACGAGGCTATAGATATCTGTAACGATCTGGGATTGGACAGTTCACCGGTTGTCGAGTATTTCAGGAGAATAGAGGAGGGAGAGTTATGAAATTAATATGTAAGGATACGAATAATGGGACTTTCACCATGTTCCCTCAGAGAGGTAGATACGCTCTAAGTAGTTATTATTATGGAGATACGGTATCAAGCGTACCTGATCCCACACAAGGAGCAAACTATAATTCGAATATAGAGTTTAGGTCGTATAGCCCTGGGTTCTGCTATGTGGATTATGGTGATGGTACAAAGGAGCAATATCCTTTTGTCAAACGAAGGGGATCATCTATATATAGTTTAATATTTAGATCTCTGGATATTGAATGGAGGAAGAATCCTGACTCTACCACATGGTGGTTCAGGAAGGAAGATGGCAGTCAATATATCCCTATCCCTAATCATGATTATGGATTTGTAGGGGATCATGTGGTATCATTCTCGTTCTCTAATGATGTTTATAGTGTTGTATCCGAAACTTTAAGGATGAGATCATTTCCTATATTGGACATCCCAGATCTTAGTAATATATCTCTTTCTGGAATAGGGAATGGAGCTGGTAATATACCGATTGATAGGATAAAGAGATCAGTAAACATAAATTCTATTTACATAAGCGAAGGTAACCATATGATTAAATCCATTCCTGAGGAATGGAGATCTTTATCCAAGTTACGTACTTTAGTTTTAGGGGGATCATGTGATTTCAGGGATACGGATAATTCCAATATAAGAAAATTACCGGAGATATTCCCTAATTTATCTTATCTTGATCTAGCCGGATCATTAACTAAAGTATATCCAAGGGAATGGCTTAACTTCAAGAATCTTAATACACTTATTATCCATTCTGGGAATAGGCAAGATGGATATGATCCTGATACCATGATATCCATGGATGAGATAGATAAGATAAATCCCACGTTGACTAAGTTTTTGCATCTTGGCAGTTGGTATTGTTATGGTGATCAAAAGGATTGGCATCCATATATGCTTGGTAAGGGATTGGAAAATATCAATCTGATGTATTTCGATGATAGTTATGATATAGATCTTAATAAAATACCTGAATATATTAGGGAGATGAGGGCTATGACAGGTGTTTACGGGTATTTAGCGTTAAGATCATTGGCTCGTACTGATCTATTCGTAAATAATTTTTATGAGTATATCATAGGATGGGATAGTATTACTATGTCCGGTAATGCTTCTGATGGTAAAAGAAATCAATTCTATGGATTAAGGGTAGATATCTATTTTTCGTCCTATAAGAGTTATCATTATAGGCCTTCTGGTATATTTCAAGCTCCATCCGGATTTGTCAAGGGCATATCTAATGGAGATCCTCAAACGCCTATGGAGAAGATATATGTGCTTACCAATAATTATAATCAAACATGGATTGTAAAACCGGAGGATACGGCTTCTTTCATGTCGTTTCGTAGATACATGCATGACCCATATATAGTAGTCGTTTCAGGTAAGGATGTTATTATAGGTCATGGTGATGTATTGTGTGATGATAATGCCTTAAAGTATGTGGCTTATGGTGAGGATGATTTGATGGATATCATGTCCGATAATGGACTTGATATTAATATAGCTATTGATTATATTGAAAATGAGAGAAGGGAGGTAGAGAGCCATGGCTAAGACATTATATAAATATGAGGCATCATCCAACAAGTTCGTGTGGTTCACCACATGGGATAGGGCACTTAGAAATTATTATACCGATGATTATAATTATGTACCTGATCCTGTCGTTGATAATCCATTTAATACGTTTGTTGAGTTTAGATCCAGAAAGCCCGGTATGGCTAATGTGGATTGGGGGGATGGAATAAAGGAACAGTTTCCTATGACCAAGGTTCAAGGGGAGGATAATTATCGTATTATATTCCGTTCTTTAGCGATACAACATAAGAAAAATCCCAATACTACGTGGTGGTTCAGGAAGGAGGATGGATCGCAATACGTACCTATAGATAATCATGCTTACGCTGATGGGAGAAAGGACGTACAACGGGCTGTGTCGATAGATTTTACTTGTGATATTTATTATGCCAATATTCAAGCTTGTAGGATGACGGCTTTCCCGATCGTAGATATTCCAGGTCTTGAATTTTTGGTCGTATCGCATACGATGTATGTTAATGATGGCATACCGGTAGATAAATTGTCGAGATCTAATAAATTAATTTATATAGATCTTTCAAATGTAGGGCAAAGAATGACTGAAATGCCTGAGGCTATAACTAGTAAGACTGAGGTGTATTATTTAAGTATGTTTAATATGCTTGATCTTAGTGATATAGAATCTAGCGGGATAAGGAATATAAAGAATATGAAAAATCTTCAAACCCTTGAATTGTCTTCATGTTATTTGGATAGGTATATAAAGGAGTTTAATGATCTTCCTAAATTAAATTTGTTGAATATAACTCCAGGCCCTTCTGATATGTGGAATTATTTTGATATAAACACCCTCCCTTTTTTTGAGGTAGATAAGATAAATCCTAACATTACTGGTTTTGGTTTTTTAAATGACTGGATGAATGGAGAAAGGAGGACGAATTGGAATGATGATAATATGTCGGGTAGAGGATTGGATCATCTTACAGATTTTGCCGCCTCTCATAGTAATGGTATTAGAGTGGATAAGCTGCCAGATTATATTTATGAGATGAGGTCTATTACATGGTTTGGAATGAATTATTCCACTCATAGCCAAAAAAGATCAGATGATTTCGTAAACTCCTTCTACGACCTTGTTGTAGGATGGGATCAGATTACCATGGCATCCGTGGCCAAAGATGGGGAAAGAAATCAGTTTTATGGACTTGCGGTTTCTATGTATGGTAGTCAATATCCTGACGAGAACCAGCGTCCTTCAGGGACGGAGCAGGCCCCCGAGGGATTCGTGAAAGGCCAGTCCAACGGATCTCCCGCTACGCCTATGGAGAAAATATATGTATTAAAAAATAATTACGCCCAGAAATGGACGATAAAACCGGCTTGAAATGGATAGGAATGATATTGTAAAAGAATTAGGTTCGTATTTTGACATAGTGGAATTGGTATGCCCCCATACATACAATAAGTGGAAGGACAGATCGTGGCAGTTTCTCGATACCGCCTTTCTTCATAACCTTCTTATATTACGTAGGGATATAATCAAACAGCCTATGTATTGTAATAACTGGGATAAGCAAGGACAGTTTTCCCAGCGTGGTCTTAGATGCAACATGTGCCAGATAGTTAAGGATAAGAAAGATGTTTATCTATCCGCTCATGTATTGGGTAAGGCCGGTGATTTCGATATCAAGTCGATGACGGCGGAACAGGCTAGAGGCTTGATCTTGGATCATCAAGATATGTTACCATATCCTTTCCGGATTGAAGGGAAGGTGGGTTGGTTGCATTTTGATAGTCTTGACACGAGGAACGGTATACATGCCGTGGTGTTTTAGGTACTTAATGCCATAGTGATTAACTTTGTAAATGACATTAGTAATGGATAATAAGGGTATGTTGGATAAGATTGGGGTTCTGTGGAATATCGCTATCGCTTATGGTACTTCATGTTGGGCTTATTTCCAGCCGGTTCATCATCTGCTGGAGGTTCTTCTTGTAGTGCTGTTGGCTAATTTTATAGCCAGACTTATCCAGAGCGCCAGAAGATGGAAAGCTCGTCGTAGCCGTAAACGCCGGTTCTCCCTATACCGGTGGTTCAGGGAGGTCAGGTTGGTAGGGATACTCAAGGAGTTTTTCCTGTCTTGTTTTATAGTCATGACATTATGCGTGATATACAAGACATTGAGTATTGAGGAGGATGACGCTTCCGCTATATTGGTAGTGACCAAATACGGTGTTTATGCCGCTCTTGTTGCTTATGTCATGTTGTTCCTTAACACGATAGGGGAGGCTTTTCCTGATACTTATATAGTGAAGGTGTTTAAGAGTATATTCAACAGGGTTAATATCTTGAAACTTTTCGGATCGGCTAAATCCTTACCGGATGACGCTTTTGACGATATAAAGAAGATCGCTGATGAAGAGGTTAAGGATAAGTCTTAAGGCTGTTTTTTGTTTAGGTCTGTCGCTGTCCCTGTCCTCTTGCGGAAGCAGGAGGCAGGTTAGCGAAACGTCTATTGATAGCCGGTTGATCAGCAGGATAGAGACGGTGATAGATGAGGTCATGGATCGGAAGATCGTAGAGATCAAGACATCTGATCTTAATGCCGATATTGTTATAACGGAGAGGAAGTTCGATACGGACAAGGATGTTGATCCTGCCACGGGGGAACGGCCGGTGTCCTCGCAGACAGATACCCATATCGTCATTGGCCGGCGGGACAGCACGGTGACGGCCGATTCCGTTGGAGTCAATAAGACGAGGAATGATATAAAGGATTTGGACAATAAGATAGATATCAAATCTAAGGATGTAGATGATAAGAAGGGATCAAGATGGTCTATAGCGTGGATAGTAGCTGGTATCTTGATGATATTGTTGGTATTGGTATATATATTAAAGAGGATAAAGATTTTATGAGAAGAAGAATGTTGAATAATAATAATGATGATCTTGTTGATGAACATACAAGGTTTTTGATGAGATTTGATAATAATTTTAAGGTTGATGGATACCCCCCCCCTAATATTGAGGATGGTTTAGAGGTCAAGGGAGGAGAGTTTGTCACCGATTCTATAAGAACTGGATATAAATACACAAATACGTCTAATTCTTATGGGATGATTAATACATCTAGTACATTGTCGCCTGATTTGTTTGGAGATGGAGATCTGTTTACTATTGATTTTTGGTATAAGCCATTAGCTGTCATTAATGCCTGTTCCGTTGGTCATGAATGGTATAATGGTTCTTTTTATTTTGGTATAGCTAATGATAACGGTTTATGTTTGTATTTTGCCTCTTATAGAGGATTGTATGGGGTCAATGCGGGTAGTGTGAATGTAGGTAAATGGTATCATGTTGCTATAGTAAGGAGCCTTAGCGATAGATTGCTTTGTTTTATTGACGGTATTTTTTTAGGCCATTTACCATATCCTACTTATTCGTTGAGGTTATATAATATAGATTTTAATAGACAAAGGGATAATGATAATAATAGAGGATCTTTTGTGATAGATGATTTCAGGATAAGTGATGTGGCTAGATGGATGTCAGATTTTGAACCTCCAAAAAGAAAGGGGCTATGATCCCTCACTGCCCCTTGTCTGATTAGTTTTTAAAGGATATGCAAATAGCATAGAGGTCAGTCCCGGATTCGAACCGAGGTATATGGTTTTGCAGACCACCGACTAAACCACTCATCCAACCGACCGTGACGCGAATATAAAGATTTTATTTGACCAGATGACTTAATTGACCATTTTTTTAACTAACAACTTCCCTTAAAGCCAAATAGTTCTTATTTAACTTCTGGAACCGTAGAGATAATTGTATAGGCAAGTATTGTTTTTAGGTGACTCTTGTTGGAAGCCAATAAACAAGGTGGCGGCGTCATGGCGTGGGGCTGGTGGCTGCCTTCCATGGCCGGCCAGGAGCGGAGCGACTCACGATCAACCCTGCCGATTCCCTTTGGCACTTCACGCTTTAGCGCAGAAAAGAAGTAAACATATAGGATCATTATGTTTAAAGATAGTAGTCATTTGCCAAATAAGATCGAATGTAAGGATATAGTAAATATCTCAATAATACAATCATAAAGAGTCTTGAGTGGGATTATTAAGATCTTTATCTGCCAACATACTACTCATTTTTAAATTAATGTTTTTTGGATGTTTACTTTAGATAATAAAAGGCGTTAGCTAACATCATTTCATTAATAGGGTTATTAATTAGAAATTGGTAAGAATTAAATAAAGGAATGCTTTATAATGGGATTTGCTTCAGAAAGAGGCGAAGCTTCTTATTACACATGTCACAAAATGGACAACTGTGTTTCAGCAAGTTATGTTATTAATGAAATAATAATGGTGATATATGGGAAAATTAATTCATCTTATTCTTTTAAAGGTCTTATATTTTGCTTATATTTGAAGTGGACAAAATATGAACAATATGAATTTCGACTTGAATTATATAAGGAAATGCTCTTCTATGATAAAGGAATTTCCGGTGTATACCGAGGCTGAGAAGAAGCAGGTAGATGAGGGGCGTACTTGCATTAAGCTATCTAAAGGTCAGCCTATATATCCGCGTAATTTCAAGAAACGTAGAGATACTTTCGCTGGCGCTGATTATACCACGGCTAATCCTAGGAACATCAGTCCTGATGATATTTATATACCTCCCTACTTTAGGCTTAAGATTATTATGGCTATTATCATCAACTTTGATAGAGCTATAGTGTTTAATAGGATATCTGATAAAGATTTTAAGCTAGGTATGACGTACCGGTTTATCTATGAGTATGTAGGATCGTTTAAGTGTTTTGAGAAGGCTTATAAGATGATATCGATGGTAGTTGATAGCGAGTTGTCGATCATGAGATCAATCGGTGATTATAATTATAAGTGGAATATTCGCAAGGTTTATCCATCATGCTTTGTAGTCAAGGCTAAGTTCAGGTATATTGGCGGAGAGGACAATGCACCTGTAAGTTCAAAGGGGAGGGCTAATAAAGCTAGAAGAGCCGCTGTTGATTACAAAGTTATGATTATGGTGAATATCATAAATACCAGATCTGCGAGTAAGATAAGGAAGATGATTGACTCTGATGGTAGTCTTAAAAACAATGGTAAAAGGTTTGACGGTAGGAATGATAAAGTTCTTTTCAGTATATTCAATAGTCATTTGATTCACGAGGGGTTTAAGGAAGTTAAAACCTCGTCCTTATATAAGTACTTGAAAGAGGCCTTAGATTTTTTAGGTGTAAGTCTATTAGAGTTAAGATCTATTGCTGATAGAGCTATTTCTGACATAGAGGATGGCAAGGAAGGATATGAGCCTGGCCTATGCTCTTATGATGACTGTTTTGATATTAATTCTTTTGTGGAGGATTCGTGATGAGTAGCTTTAGTATCATAAGAGGTGGAGATATGTCCATCGTATTTAACCACGATAATAATATGTTTAATATCCAAGAGCTATCGGATTCCATTGGATGTAAGAATATACTGTCATCTGTCGTAAAAGATCCTTTGAATGGGTCGATGTATGTTATTAAAGAGATATCCGATCAGAAGTGGGGAGATATAGTGGCTTTGGTCAGATTCGGATGTTTGTTGAATAAGTCTCTCGTAAAGGAGATAGTCGTCAAATCTATAAGATTGTGGGTAGATATTTGTGGTATGTCTTACAGCGATATCAAATCATCTACATCCGATCCTATATACAATACGTTCCTTTTTAGCGGCTATATGTCTTTGGCTGGGGATAATCCTGACCTCAAAAAGTTTATCGTGTCTCTTAGGAGTAGAATGCTTAGATATGATCTCACATGCTTATGTCTTTATTTAGCTATGTCTATGGCTATCAATGGAGGTATAATTCTAAGCGAGCAGGATCTTCTTGATGCTCTTATCTTATAGCCTCGTTTGTTTTATCGATCAAATTAGTATCTTTGTGAAAAAGATATTAAGATGAATCAGATCAATATCATACCGAAGATAATTCATGATAAGTTTGCCGCTAGGATTATCATGGATGATTACGATATAGAGAAGCCTATCGTAATTACTGTCGTAGCTAGGCGTAACGATGGTGAGTATAATACCCAGATATTGACATACCCGACATCGGGAGTCGATTATGAGGGTAATGTAAGGATGGTGTTTTTTGATGTCGCTAGGTCTCATGTTTGTCAGATAACATCGGTGTTTATCAACGGTCATGAGATCAAGACATATTATACCGATGTCCCGGATCTTGATATGCAGGCTCGTTATGACGATAGCTTGTGCCGGTACGACAAGAAGGTTAATATGAATGATATTCGGCTGTCATTTCAGGTGCTAGAGACACGTGATCCTAAGGTGCTTCAGGTATTGGATGAGTCTGAGTGGGGGCTACTGGAGGATAGGAAGGCGATTATCGAGATCACTACGCCGGGCATGTCCGACCCCGTTACGTTGTTCCTTGGCAAGAATCAGGTCAATACCTTTACTAGCCTAACATTAGGTCTCAATTGCTTTAATTACGATGATTGTAATGTCAAGTACCTTGATCTACCTGATGGTATATATGATATCAAGATCATAGGTAGCCCTTCTACTTACAATTTCAGTCGTAAGTATCTTAAGACGGATCTTATACGCAGGCGTCTTGATCGGCTATGGATTAAGACTGATATCCTATGCGAGGATAAGGATAAGGATCTTATAAATAAGATACAGGAGATGGAGACGCTTATGGTTGTAGCAGAGGCTAATGTGAGGTTGGATAACATAGAGGCGGCTCATGAAATCATTGATCGTGTCGGAGAGCTTCTTGAGATGGCTACCAATTGCGTGGATTGTTAAACATAAAAATATTTAGTCGTGGGTTGTAATACTTGTAAGGAAAAGGCGTTAAGGGCCGAGAGAGAAAGGATTGAGAGAAGCATGATGAATCATTCTTCTTCTACCGTTGTTAGCGATATGGAGTACGCTTCTAGAAGCACCGCTGGTTGTATGGTTATGCAAGATCCGTTGCAGACCATGGAGCGTGACGTGGTTAGTATATATAAGCAAGTTCGTACCAAGGGTGATGGCGTTGGCGTATCTTATCTTAATATGCAGAAAAAGATCCGTGAGTGGATCAAGAACCTGCCATATGGATGCCCGCCTGACGAGGAGGTACAGGAAATGAGAAAGGAGATTCTGGATGGGCGCTCAAAGCATATCAAACCTTGATAGGATAGATCTATGTAAGGTCGTAGACGAATGGCTGTCCTGCCAATGGGGTAGATATATGAGATACCATAGGTATAGGATCGGGAATAAGCCCGATATATCCTATTGGGGTAAGATAATTCGTCTGCAAAGGTCATTATGCGATAATGATTGCGGGTTATGCCCGGATGAGATAAGATCGTTAAAGGAACATATTAACAGGTTACTAGTATGATAAAAACTTTATAAATATCACTTAATTATATTGTAAATCAATAGCATAATTACTAAATTAGAGGCATGATAAAGGCATTCAAATATCGTATATATCCAAATATGTCTCAGGAGATATCGCTTTCCAAGACCTTTGGATGCGTGCGTCTTATTTGGAATGCCAATGTAGCTTCTTTTAATTCCTATGATAAGGATATCAATCCTAAGCCCAATATTATCCAGAAGTCTGATCTTATTGATAATAAGCCTTGGCTATCCGAGGTATCGGCAGCGGCTATCCAACAGAAGGTGATGGATTTCAAGGAGACCGTAAAACAGTATTTCTCCAAGAACGGGAAAAAGAAGATAGGCAGGCCTTCGTTTAAGAAGAAAGGTAATACCCAGTCTTATAGACTTCCTAACCAGAAATTCAGGATAGAGGGAGACAGGATCAGAATTGAGAAGATAGGATGGGTGAAGATGGTTGTTGACAGGAATATACCTGATAACGGTAAGATTATTTCTTGTACTATATCTAAGAATCCCTCTAATCAGTATTTCGTGTCTATAACCGTTGATTGCGAGATAACCAAGAAACCTAAGACTGGTAAGGAGGTAGGTATAGACTTAGGCATAAAGGAATTCGCCACCTTATCTGATGGAGTTGTCATAGATAATCCTAAGCATCTTAGAGAAAACCAATCCAAGATATCAAGGATTCAGAAGCATATGTCAAGAAAAGTCAAGGGTAGCAGTAGATGGCATAAGAATAGGCTTAGAATAGCTAGATTGTACAATAAGATATCTAATAAGAGATTATGGTTCTTACATAATCTAACCACTTATCTTGTCGATAACTACGACACGATATGTATTGAGGACTTGAACGTCTCAGGCATGTTAAAGAGTCATAGATTAGCCAATTCTATATCCGATGCCAGCTTCAGCCTATTCAGGTCCTTGCTTGAGTATAAGTGTGAGTGGTATGGAAAGACCCTATCTGTCATAGGCAGATTTTATCCTTCCTCCAAAACCTGTAGTAATTGTGGTTGGAAGAAGGATGACTTGACTTTGTCGGACAGGACTTTTATCTGTGAGAATTGCGGCTTGACCCTTGACAGGGATCTTAACGCCGCTTTGAATATCAAGAGGGTAGGAGTTGATATCCTCTATAATCGGACGCTGAGGGATGAGGTTGCGAGTCCCGGTGAAGCGTTTAAAATTAAGTGGTTTACTATGTTTTACTATAAAATTTACAACTATCAGGGAGGCTATAGATGTCCGGGATCTTGGTGAGTCTTGCGTGAAGGTAAGTGGCGATAAGACTGTGGCTAAGGTGCTTTATGCGCTGGAAGATAAGATTTGTAATGGATGATAAGCCAATGGAGAAAAATCGACATTGGTGATAATCAGATGTATAGATATTGATTTATGAGGATTGCTAGATGTTAAGCTACTGTAAATAAAGTACCCAATTTGTAGGGAGTCTTCTAAATAAGCAGGTTAGATAGATACGCTGGCAAGTTGCGAAATATCTTTATGTGTTTGATGTAAAAAATAGCCAATTGATTTGTCATAGACGATTCGATTGGCTATTTTTGTATGTCCATCATATCTCACGATGTAATGGACATAGGTTATTTATTATGAGTGCAAATATAATTATTTCCAATGATTCTATGAATAATAGTAGTAGGATTTTGGCGTCTAAATCCAACGAAAACGGATTATCTACAATATTTAGCTACAATGGTAATGATATAACTTTCAAAACAGAGAACGGTATCACTTATGTGAATGCTACCGAAATGGCGAAGCCGTTTAAAAAGAGACCAAATGATTATTTATCGCTATCTTCTGTAAATGAGTTAATTAATGCCATTACCAGAAAATATGGTAATGCTGATTTTCAGCCTGTTACGATTATAAGGGGTACGGTTAATCCTGGCACATGGATGTGTGAGGATCTGGCTTTGGATTTCGCTCAGTGGCTTAGCGTTGATTTTAGGTTGTGGTGTTTGGATAGGATTAAAGAGCTTCTCACTACAGGCAAATGCGTGATTCCTGATTTTAATGATCCTCCCGCCGCTGCTGAGGCTTGGGCTAAGGAATATCGTGGCAGGGTGGCCGCCGAGAAGCTGGCATTAGAGGAGAAGGCTAAAGCTGAGGAGGTGGCTAAGGTTCTTGAATCGAAGAGAGAGAGGATATAGAGTTTTCCGAGTCATTTATCATGTCTGGAGAGTCAGATTTGCTGATAAGGGATTTGGCCAAGAAACTTGAGCAGAATGATATAATCATAAGTGATAGATGTCTACGTGATTTTCTTGTTAAGATAAAGATAATAGTCAAAAGGGTTAAGGTTAATGGAGATTGGGAGATTACGGCTAATGCTGTAAGGAAAGAGTTTGCTCATTATCGTGATAAGAATATATGCACCGAATCTGGTAAGGTTATATATGCTAGGACTATTTACATAACAGGCAAGGGATATAAATACATATTGTCATCTATAAATGGTAGCAAGAAAAGTGATTTCATATTGTGTGGAGGTATGTTTAGGGACTATGGGGTGTTCGCCGGATCGGAGTCGTTTAATCACTGGGATAATTAATTCCATTTTTGCCCAAAAATTGATAATCAGGTAACTGCGTATTTGCATTTACGGTTATGTGTCTCATATCGGTAAAATATTTATCTTTGTGACAAAGTGGATTACGATGATATATGGAAATAAAGAAATAGTACGGACGTTCACCAGAAACAACCCACCTGCCGGGTACGTGGGCGGCTCTATTGACTACCGGGTCCCGGCCGATGTTTATTTTGGCGATACGCAGGAGGAGGCTGATAGTAAGGCTGAGGATGATGTCAATGCCAACGGTCAGGATTACGCCAACACATACGCCGATATAATTCCAGCCATATGGTACAACGATCGGGTATGCGATGAGTTTATTAAAAACGATTGCGTAAGCGGTAAGGGGTCCAAGGAGCAGGTATGTATAGATGAAGGAAGGTTTGTCTCTTACGTATCCAAGAAAGACGCCAATGATAAGGCGATGGTGGAGCTTGGAAGGATCGGGCAGGGGGAGGCCAACTCCGTCGGGGCTTGCTGCGAGGACTGGGCCTCACAACCTTTTCGTGGCGTTTTCTACAAGAACGATTGTGAGACCGGGGCATCAGGCAAAGAAGGTATTGTGTGTGAATTGCCAGCCGGAGCCGTCATATCCGATATATCCCAGATTGATGCTGATACGTTAGCTTATAGGAAGTTCATGAAAGAAGGTCAGGAGAAGGCTAACGCCGAGGGTAGTTGCTCCCCTGTATTCTATAATACTACGATCGGTGATTGGTTTGAGAAGGTATGCCCGTTTGGATATAAATCAGGTAGGGTATATTATTCTATCAAAGCCAACAGGTTTAGATCATGGATATCAGTAGAGGATGCCAACGCCAAAGCCCGTGAGGTTTTGATGGTAGAGGGGCAGGAGTACGCTGAACTTAATCTTGAATGCGAGAAATGGATTGAGAATATCGATCAAGAAGATCAGTGTTATTGGTGATAATGCTTTTTGTTTTTCCATAATTTATAGATTAGTGTTTGGAGGTAGGGGCTTATGGTCTCTACCTCCTATTGTTTCATGCGTCTTGTTGTCTTATTATTAAACCAAATAAGTATCTTTGCTAAAAACATTAATATTATTCATATGTGTAATTCAGGTGGTTGTTGCCATGATCATTCACGGGAGCGTCCCGAGGAGTGTTGTCATGGCGTTAAGATAGATAGGTTTCTTAACAAATGCCCTAACGATCCTTGTGATCCTTGCGATCGGGATTGTCAGGACGAACCTTGTGTTGGTTATGGATGTCCTATAACCTTGTATGATAAATGCGTCTTGTACTCAGGCGATGAGCTGGTAGCGGATGGCATAGAGAAAGGTACTGACATTTCTGTCGTTATAGACTCATTGAGGCGTATTATAGCGTCTAGGGATAAGCAGATAGATTTATACCATCGTGAGGTTCTGGATTTGAAGAGGATTATAAACGAGCTTGTCAACGCCGGTGGTAGCGGCGGGGATAGCGGAACTGAAGAGGAGGTTTGGTGATGAACGGTTGCAACAAAAAACAATACAGACCTACTGTAGACGACACGAAAGTACCGTGCTCTACGTACATGAGTACCGATTGTATTTACCCAGGTGATAAGGTACGTGTGGAATCATTGGGATTATCCCCTAATTGCGATATGTCCGATACCCTTAACGCTATGATAAAGGCTATACGGGATAGGGATGCCGAGATATCCGAGTTGAGAAGAATGATCAACAAATTAATTTGATAATATGAAAAATTGTAATCCATGTAAACCGGAATATAGACCGGGGAATGAGTGTAGTATCTACAGCTCCCAGATCATATATGACGGTCAGTCGTTCCCTGAGGCAGACATCAGGAACGGTGATGGCATGAATAGCGTAATCGAGTCTCTGGTAAGGAAGCTGGTTGCCGTATCTGGCGCCACGGCGTCCATCCAGCGTGACTCGTTCAAGGGCGTTCAAGCTGTCAGATTAAGATACGAGCCGTTGAATGTGCTCAGTGTTACCTATTGTGGTACTATCGTCCCTAATGACGGATATGTCGTTTCTGGTAGATCCGTTAAGTTTAAAAAGAAATATTGCATGGGTGATGAGTTCACTGATGTTAATATCGTATATACTACATTGAATAGTAATATTTTAAATACTTCGTGCTATGGCTAAGAGAGTGTACGATACGGTCTTGGCTTCCGAGTGTGACGGTTGGGTATGTGGTGAGACCCTCAGGAAAGGATCTATCCCAGTAGATAGGTTAGAGCTTGATTCTTTTTCAGAGGCCGTCAGGGAGCTTATAGAGCGTTTTTTCGAGGAGGGATGGTTGCCGGATATGATCTGTGATCTTGGTTGTGGTGGCGCCAGCGTGTTTGAGATTAAGCCTACTAACTTTGAGTATCCTCCTGAGGGCGGTGAGCAGATTCTGGAGATTATCGTAGGTAAGAGTGATAAATGGACTATAACTCAAGCGGAATGATATGAATAATTTAAAAGATATTCTTGCTAAGATCGAGCAAGGTTCCTCATGGGTATCCTACGACAAGATCTCCGGTACCGGTCCCGACAAGGTGGCTATTAAGGTAGAGCCGGGATGGATGGGTAGGTTGCCTAGGGAGACTTACGTAGCGGTCGAGAAAGGCAAGGTTACGAAGCTCGCTACCATAACCCAGAAGGGCATGGAGCGGGTAAGCGTGGATCCGACCAATATCATGTTCGACATGGAGGGCGGGACGGCGGTTATCAACGCCAAGCTTAACTCCGCCTCGGTCAAGGCCTCCTGTCTTACCCTTGGTGGCTCGGTGAGCAAGTCCTATATAGTCTCCATGAACGTGAACGGTTTATCCATGAAGGTTCCGGAAGAGGATAGCAGATATATAGTGTATGCCGATCCTGAGGATCCCGGAGCCACTGATTTGTATGAGGCTAGCTTTGTCATAGCTATGCCTAAGAATATGGATAACGAACAGCATCATGAGATGTTCGTCTTGAACGGTAAGGTTGTTAATATCAATCAACAACCTAATGATATACCTTATATTATACTTGATCATGACTTCGATAATGTGACCAGCGAGAACGGTCAGGTTATTATTGATATCAAGTCCAATACCGAGTATGATATCGAGCTGGTATGTTGCACTTGCGGTGATGGCAGCGAGGAACCTGATCCGGAACCACCCTTCAACGTGGATCCGCAAAGGTTGACGCTTAATAAGGATGGTGATACCCAGATCGTGAGGGTAGAGGCCGGAGATGATGTTTCATGGAGAATAGAGGAGGATTGATATGGCGAGGGAAGTAGATAAGAATTGCGTTGAGGGTAATTGCTTTGCCATTAACGACAAGAGCCATGGGATAGGCGATAATAAGCTTAACATCGTATACAAGGCCAATTACACCGGTCAGATCTGTACGGCTAAGTTCCGTATAACGTCAAAGGACGGTAATATTGTCAAGGAGTATATGATAGCCCAAGACGCCAAACCCGTTTATTATAATATCAAGATGGTTCAGCCGTTCACCAAGGACGACTGTCTGGCCAACCAACATGGATCGGTGGTATTGTATACGGTCGAGGAAAGGACTTACAAGTCGTTTATCTCGCAGGAGGACGCAGACGCCAAGGCTATGGAGGATATAGCCCTGAACGGTCAGAAATACGCCAACGAGCATGGTGAGTGTATAACTGATATCTGGTATAACGAGGAGCAGAGAAAGACGTTTATACGTAATAATTGCGATAAGTTCAGTGACGGTCAGGAATATGTTTATATCATTCCTGAGGGCAAGTACGTATCTTCCATCTCTCAGGAGGACGCCGATAGGAAGGCTATTGAGGATATTGAGAAGAACGGTCAACAACAAGCCAATTTGGAGGGTGAGTGTAAGCCTAAGGAGAATATCTATTATGGTAAGTTTAGCAAGACCTTTACCCGTAACAATTGTGATTCCACCCAATACGGTACGGATGTGGTTGTTAACGAGACGATGGTTACGGGAGACTTCAGATCCATTGTGTCTCAGGAAGACGCTAATAGCCTAGCAAGGGCTGCTGTCGAGGCTCAAGGTCAGGATATAGCGAATATCAAGGGTAACTGTGAGAAGATACCGGTATTTACCGGATCGTATTCTAAGGTATTCCAAAGAACCAATTGCCCTGAGGGTTCTACTCCTGTTGACTTCACCGTTGACGAGAAGATGTGTACTGGTTATCCGTTCACTTCTACGGTATCACAGGATGCCGCCAATAAGCTGGCGCAGGACGCTGTCGAGGCGCAAGGTCAGGCTATCACCAACGAGCGTGGCGACTGTCAGACTAACGTCTACTATAACGTAAGGATGGAGAAGATAGTCACGAGAAATAATTGTGATGAGTTCCATGTCGGTCAACCTTACACTTATGTCGTTGCCGCTGGTAAGTACTTCTCTATTATCTCCCAGAAGGACGCTGATGATAAGGCTAAGGCTGATCTTGAGGCTAACGCCCAGCAACAAGCCAACCTAGAAGGTGAGTGTAAGGAGAAGACGATCTACTACGGTAAGTATAGCAAGGAATTTACCAGAAACAATTGCGATAAGACTCAGTACGGAACCAAGGTTACCGTGGATGAGACTATGGTGACAGGGGATTTCAGGTCTACCGTATCTCAGGAAGACGCCAACAATAAGGCTAAGGCCGCTGTCGAGGCTCAAGGTCAGGATGTGGCTAACGTGAAAGGTAAGTGCGAGAAGGTGCCTGTATATACCGGTACTTATACACGTACGTTTACCCGTAATAATTGTGGTACTGGTACTGGTGGTACTTATACGGTAAATGATAGGATGGTTGACGGTTACCCATTCACGTCTACCGTATCTCAGGAGGATGCCAATAATAAGGCCAAGGCCGCCGTTGATGCCCAAGGACAGGCTCTCGCTAACGTCCATGCCCTTTGCACATTCACCGGTCGCGCTTCCTTGGAGTTCACGAGAAACAACTGTGGTGAGTGTAAGATCGGATCTAAGGTGACGATCACCCAAGATATGGTAGAAGGACACCCATTCCAGTCTAACGACTCCCAGACTGCCGCTGACGCTATGGCTATGACCGCCGTACAGGCCCAAGGACAGGCTTTGGCTAACACCAAGGGTACTTGTTCTGACGCCACTATGTATACCGGTAAGGCTAGCTTCGAGTTCACGAAGAGCAATTGTGGCGCTAATCAGGTAGGAGATCCGTTCACCGTGACACAAGATATGGTAGATGGTCATCCGTTCCAGTCTTGCGTATCGCAGGATGAGGCTAACTTGGTGGCTATGGCTGCTGTCATGAATCAGGGGCAGAGGGTTGCCGATGAGCGTGGTACTTGCCATGAGGCTCCTAAGTACACCGGTCATTATAGTGAGGTGTTCGAGAAGAATGATTGTCCATCCGGATTGATACCTTCATCTGTTAACGTTACGGAGGCTGATGTCACTGGTGGTCCGTTCTATTCTTATGAGAGTCAGTTTGCCGCCGATGAGCTTGCTAAGGCCGCTGTCAAGGCACAAGGTCAGGCTATAGCCAACGATCGTGGTACTTGTGATGAGTTGAAGATATATGTCGGTAACTACAGCAAGGAGTTCACTCCTAAGTGTCCTACTTGTCAGTACGCTGATCCTATTACCGTAACCCCGGATCTTATGGGCCAGTTCTTCACCTCTACCCGTTCTCAGGAAGAGGCAGACGCTTTGGCTAAGGCCTACATCGATAGAATGGGTCAGGCGTTCGTCAACAAGAACTACGATGATACGTGCCATACGAAGACCGAGCAACCAGTATGGGAGACTATAGAGACCGTATGTAAGGACTGTATCTCTCAATTACATCAACGCAATACGAATACCTGTTATACTGATTCTGATAATCAAGAGCGGTATATAGCTGGTGGTAGCAATACCTGTTTCTGGTTTGGTACGGCATCTAAAGCCTTCACCCGTCAATGCGCGGATGGTGGGGTTGGAAGCTCCGTTACCGTGACCCAGAATGATGTTACGGATCCAAGTCCTAGCTCTGATGGTAAGTTTAAGTCATGTGTATCCCAGGCTGACGCTAACGCCAAGGCATTGGCCGCCGTGAACTCTCAGGGTCAGGCCGTGGCCAACTCGAAGGGTACTTGTACTTGGACAGGAAGCTATACCGGTCAGGTTCAGAAGAACAATTGCGCTGACGGCGGCGTAGGCGACATGGTATCCGTAAGTAGCGACAGGCTGCCGGGACACCCGTACACCTCCACCGTTTCCTTGGCTGACGCCAATAAAAAAGCTGAGAATGCCGTTCGTGGATCTGATGGTCAGAATTACGCCAATAAGAACGGTGGATGTACTTGGACTTACGTGGCAAGCCGTGACTTCTATAAGAACAATTGCGCCGGAAGCGGGGTTGGTCAGAGAATAACGGTGACCTCTACGCAAGCCAACGGCGGTACGCCTATCACCAGCAAGGTTTCTTTGGCTGATGCCAGGAGCAAGGCAGAGCAGATCCTAGACCAGAGAGGACAGGATTACGCTAACCAGCATGGCACTTGTGTGTGGACCGGTACTGGAAGCGCTACCTTCTACAAGGATAATTGCGGAACATGTAAACATGGTGTAGCTTTATCCGTTCCTTATAGTGCCTTAGGATTGTCAGCGTTGACATCTACCGTATCTAAGGCGGATGCCGACAGCAAGGTTCAAAACGCTTTCAAGAATGATACGGCTACCAAGAACGCTGCTCAGGCTTACGCCAACAAGAATGGTGATTGCGCCGATGATGATGATACTCCTACTTATGGCAATTGGAGTTATTATTGCGACGGGTGTACCTATCGTAAGAAAAGGAGTCAAACCAATTCTTGTTCGTCGGCTCAAGACCAAGATGAAGTAATAGAGTACGATTCAAGGTCTTGTGGATGCGGATGTGATAATACATACCATATGGATAATAGTAGGTGTAATAATGGTAATAGCGAGGAGCATTATTCTAGCGAGTGCGATCCTACAGGATATTGGCAGAATGGCGGTGAGCATTGCTGTAATCCTAATGACTACACTATCTATACCAATGAGGTGTGTAAGGGATGTTCGGGCGAATGCGGTGATGTATGTGCTCCTAGTAGCCCTATGAAGGTTGTTTCTGCCGGAGAATATTGCAGGAGTACGACTCAAGCTGCTTCTAGTGCCGCCTATGATGCTTATTCTAGCACTAAGGACGCTCTTCAGGTTCTTGTTAATGCTAAGGCATGTCCTGAAAAGGTATGTAATGATGAGGTTAGATATACCGCCACTAAGCAGGGATGTCCATCTAATTGTACCGCTCCTACATACACGGATTATTGGTCAGCCGGTGGTAATGGAGGCGCTTGGTGTGAGTGTAACGGTGATAAGGCCGCACTTACCGCCGCGGCCCTAGAGAACCTGAAACAGATATGCCAGGAAAGAGCCAACGCTATGAAGTGCGATTGCCCGGAGGTGAAGAATTGGTCAGCCAACGCCTATATAGATGGCAATCCTTGTGATGGTGCCCCTTCTGGAACTTCTGCGCTAAGGGTTGAGGTCGAGATTACGTATAGTAATGAATGTACTACACAGAAGAGTTTAACGGTAACGGCTACAAGTTCAGGAACTACTATCGGAAGTACGACAGTAACTATACCTACTGGATCTGGTACAAAACAGGCTACGATATCTTTCGATCGTGGATATCCATGTAATTCCATCAATGTAAGTGGAAGAGCTGGTGGTCAATGTTAAGAGTCTGATATATAATAAAAAGGAGAGGCTAACTAACCTCTCCTTTTTATTGTATATACATTATCAGCATTGTCCACCTGTGGTACAAGACGCATGCGCCGTTCCTGGTCTTATGGCCGCTTGAAAACACATTCTACCACTAGTAGATCCACTACCAGTACCTATCGTAACCGTAGTACTAGTGGTCATCTCCATACTCGTAGAGGTATTCGCCTCCGCTCCTCCTGTCACTGTTATGGTTTTGCTGGAACTACACGGATTACTGTATTCCACAGTAAAGTTAATACAACTTCCGCTTTCGCTGTAGTCTACTACGTTGGCACTCCAATTTTGTGGACAATCACATCTATCGGCCTGCGCCAAGCCATTAGCGTAAGAGATACCGTCTGACTTGATGTGAATTTAGCTTATTCAATGCGTATTGTTTATCTATTAATTAAAATCATTAATATTGTATCGTTAATATTAATACATTAAGTTATGGCTTGCAATAAGAAAAAGAAAATGGCTAATGGAGGCAAGGTCTCCGAGAAAAAGAAACCTCAACTGAAATGTGGGGGCAAGGTTAAGAAGAAAAAGTAATAACCGGAGGGGTATATCCCCTCCTCAGCATTTAACGCATGAAAAATTCAGAATTTGTATCTAGGATCATAAATGATATGAACTCCATCAATAAGGACGCTCATGTCAGTAGGAGATGGATATTATCCATAGGAAGACAAAAGGCAAGATCATATATAGCCCAGAAGTATGCTGATGGAACCTTGTTCGGCGAGGAATCACTGTATACTCATATCAATTGCATGGAGATGGAGAGGGTTCGGAAAATTGATTGTTGTTTTGATGAGTTTAAACTATGCAGGGTACTCATGAGATCCAAGAAAAGATTGCCCGATATGATATATACCCGTATAGGACCTGCTATCATTAAGGTGTCAAATATTATGGATGATATTATATTTACCTCCATATCATTAAGAAAATATGCGAACAATAAGGAACGTAAATATGGGAATATAGATCAATATTATTACTATGTCAATGATGGTTATATCTATATACCAGATATTAACATAGAGGCTATAAACGTGGATCTTATTACCTTGGATAGAAAAGCGGCTTTAGAGTTATCCGGGTGTGGAGCTGAAAAAGATAAGCCATGTACATCTCAATGGGATTATGATTTCATATGCCCAGACAAACTTCTTGAATATGTGGTTTCCGAAACATTAAGGGAAACTGTAACCAAATTGCAGATCCCTACGGATGAGAACCCGGATATGGATATTAACAAGAAAACTCAAAAGATTCAGTGATGATGGATATAATAAGATCAATAATTAATTTCTTCGGTTTCAATAACGTCATAGTTGACGGTATAGGCGAAAGAGGGATGAGAGACAGCTCTATCATAAGATATAATGAGGTGCATGATATGTATGACAAGATTATAAAAGATCCAGGAGATATGTCAGCTTACGTATCCAAAGGTTATATCTATGATAAGATAAAAGACAAAACAGGTTTTAGTACAAGGCATATCAGTAGGATACTTAATCATACTAAGAAAAGAGATCTTAGGTTTATTTGACATACTCCCATCACTAAAGCAAATGGGATTCTTGGATACAAACGCAAGCTCCATGTTTTGGGGCAATCGCATTCCATAGCGTTGGCTTTTTCCTGCGCTAGTCTCTGTGTTACACTTACACCAAAACTTGCCAAATATTTCTTGAATAAGGATGAAATTATTATATTTGCGACATGAAAACAAAGTCGTTTAAAATACTTGATCAATACTTTCTTCGATTCTATAGATCTATTATGTCTAAGAACGGCAAGAGAAGGAAACATACGATCGTGGACAAGAATGATATTCTCGAATGTCAGTCCTTGATATGGAAGGTTATACGTGATAAGTATCTGGAGAATGAGGGTGGGGTTTATATAAACAACATCGGTTATCTGTGCCATAAGATAAATCCTAATCGTAAGATATATCTGAATAAGCTTACCGGTACTATTAACAGACGTGGAACGGGTGGATATTCTTATGTCCATACGTGTATTGATTTTATGCCTCGGAACAAGTATTTCCATCTCTATATTTCTCCGGCGTTGAACAGGGAGTGTAGGTTGGCTATGGAATTAGGTAGGAGATATAAGTTCTTGTACCGGGAGGTTGAGTCGGAGAGTAAGGTATTTGGAGTTAAATGGGTTTACAAGCTGTAGAAGTTTTTTTGTGATCCAGTTAGCCCGTGAGGGTAGACTGGATTTTTTTTGTATCACGGATTCAAATACATATCTTTGTGCAAAAGACTTGAATATGACTATAAAAGGGTTGTTGGCCGAGATCAAGGCCGATTTACATAAATACGATGATAGCGGGGCTATAGATACCTCGTCTGTTTATAGATGGGCTGAGATCGCCTTGAAAAGGTTCGGGGGTGTTATAGCGGTCATGTCCGAGGCGGTTGTCAAGACCAGCAACAAACAGGCGGTATTACCTTCCGATTTCTTCGACATGCTTGACGCCTATAGGTGTGAGCCTCTTGTCTGTGAGATTCCGGGGGGCGACAAGGCCAAGGCTGACCTCCAACACGAGATCGGCTGGGTCGAGCGCACCGAGCGCGGTTTCCGTTGGAACTCCTGCACCGAGTGCTGTAAGGAGGAGTTTGAGAAGACGATCACGGAGAGGATATATATCGGGTCTCACGAGGTTCGATTTCATTACCATCATCCCGTAAGGCTGTCTATAGGTCGAGGACTGAGGCGTGATTGCGCCGCCGACAAGTATCGGGATAAGTACGATTGGGATAATTATGATATAACTATATCCGGCAATACTATGTATACAGGGTTTGATGGATTTATTTATATCATATATCGTGCTACACCCAAGGATGATGACGGTCTCCCGTATATACCTGAAACGGCGTTAGGTTATCTTGAGGATTATGTCGAGACGTATATCAAGATGAAGATCTTCGAGAACGCCGCCGTTAACGGTTTGATACAAGGGGCTGGTGATGCTTATAAACTATACGCCCAGCAGGAGCCGGGTAAGTTCGCTAGGGCTATGAAAGAGCTTAAGATGTCGATGATTACCTTGAATGATTACCGGGAGCTGGCTGAGGATAATAGGAGGAGGATGCTGTCTTATGAGCGTATGTGGCCCAACGCTTTTGATAAGTATATTAAACTGGTTTAACAAAATACGATGATATGGCTGATTGGATACATTTAGATAAGACAAGTGGTACCGGTCCTGCTGAGGTTAGGGTTACCGCTGATATCAATGAGACTGGAGAGATACGTCAGGCTACGTACAAGGTTATAAAAGAAGGCACCAAGGAGGAGAAGACGTTTGTGTGCAGGCAGGAGTCGGTCCCGGTGGTTATTATCCCTGAGTTCGACTACCTAGTGCTTAGGTATATCTGGGCTGACGAGGACGGCATTGACTTTGACACGGCTACCGGTTTCGATAACACCGGCCTCCCGGATGTTGACGGCAAGCTGGTTGGTTGGAGTAAACAGTACCAGACCACGCAGGAACGGGTAGGTGATTATCTCATCCATGGTGGTGATAACATGGAATCGGGTAATGAGGCAGCTTTGATCCAGATGGGACCGTTGTTGGATGGTGATAATTATGATAAATTACCTCTTGAGATCAGATGCAGTATATACGGTAACTGGTATGGTGGTCGTGAGAAAGGTAATGTCACTATCAGGTTCACGGCATATAAGGGCGGTTCTATGGAGAAACGTGGATATGATTTTGTCAATATCGGAGGCGAGGAGGTTTATACCGGTGACGCTCCCACTAACGTATCCGCCCATGGTGAGGATAATTGGCAAAATATAAAGACCTTGTATTCTAAGGTAGGCACGATGATCTACAACAAGGAGTCTCGTGACTGTATTGTAAGAATAGGTGAGTAATTATTCTTTTTCATAATACAAATATCTATCAGCTCTCTCGTCCGTGAGGATGGGGGAGTTTTTTTGTTTTTTAGTCCTTTACTTATGACATAGGTGATCTTTTATTGCACAGGAATAATCTAGCTTTGCTGAAAACTAGCATTATGATCACATTGAATGATGTCAATAACGAACTCCATGTCCGGTTATATGTATTGGAGATATTTAAGGATTATGTTCGGGATGATGATTTCGACGAGCTTTTAGATAAGGCGTTGGATTTTGTCATGGAAGGTGTTTCTATGCCTAAGGTGCCGGTAAAAGATACTACTATGAGTGATATATCAAGAAGTATTATCGCCTTGGCCACAGGTATAGGGTTTGATAGTAAGATAAACAAAAGTCCTCTGGAATTGGCTTATGACAGATGTAGGATGAGATATGTTTTCGATCCTCGGAATCGTGACATACATGGCGTTATCGTTGGTTATTCCAATGATTTCAATAGTCTGGTGGCCGTGTGCGACGAGGGATCGAAGAGAGGAATAGACAAAGGATCTACCGATTTTGTGGATGTCAATGAGAGATACGTGACTAACGGGTTCTTCTACATATCCGTAGAGGACGCCGATAAGCAATCAAGCTACATGGGAAAAAATCCATAATTATTATGTTTTTGTATTTTCATTAGGGGTAAACGTTGCAAAGTGTTTAGATTTTCCTTCTGGCTTGTGAGAGTCAGAAGGATTTTCTATTTTTGTGCGATTTGAATGTTTTGCATAATACGTACGGTTTGTTAGAATCCGCCACATAAGTGATTATCTGGCGGATTTATTATATTTGCGAAAAAGATAAGATCGTGCAAAATAACTCTAACATAGCGGTTCCCGATTCCGGGATGAACAGGGATAAGCATCCACAGGACCTATCCCCGTCTGAGTACAGTTTCGCCTTGAACGCTACCATAGAGGGTGACGATGGGAGTCAGATTAAGATTCAGAACGAGCCTAGCACCCTTTTATGCAAGCGATTCGATGGCTATAAGGTTATTGGGTATAAGAATGACATAGCTGGTGATAACACTTATTTCTTTCTATCTAATCCGGATGATAATACGTCTAAGATCACGTTCATGCGGTCATTGGATTATGTCAAGACCGTGGAGGATCAATTGGCTGGATCAGGAAAGGACATCCATCGTATCCTTGGCGAGAGACTTGAGGAGTCGGATGGTCGTTTTGATGAGATATGTGATTTGATGGAGGTCCTGATAGAGGATGGGATCGATGACCCTTGTCTTAATTTCTCCATTCATCACCCGATTTTCGATATAGAGATCAAGGACGAGAAATGTGGGAAGGTGATATACTGGACCGATGGATATAATCCACAGCGATATGTTATGGTTGATAAGGCTCTTAATCCGGATGATGATGGTGACTTCTGGTATCATTATCATGGGTATAAGACTTGTGGGGATGACAAGCCAATAGAGAGGTGTAGGCTGGCCTGCGAGAAGCTGCTGGTGTTCCCGTTGCTGACGGCTCCGTGCGTGGATCCTGAGGTAGTGGAGTTCGGGGGAAGCCTGCGTGCCGGGACCTACCAGTTCTGCGTGGCGTTGTGCGATGAGTTCGGGATTGAGAAGACCGGATATTGCTCATTGACCAACCCTATCATGTTATTCGATCGTCAAGACATGGTTATCCGCGATGGTTTATGGGGTAAGTCAACCAACATGGGTATCCGCCTTACTGTGTCTAATATAGATAAGCAGGTATCTCATTATAAGATAGGTGTTATACAGAACACGGTTGGGTTTAATGGTGAGCAAAGCCCGGTTCTTGAGTATTTCATAGAAGGTATACATCCGATAACGGAAAGGACTATCTATTATCTTACGGATCAGTATAGCGAACGTACGACCATGGAAAAGTTGTCCAAGGAAATACCGGTATATAAGACGGCCAGAGGGATGACATCTGTCGGGAATCGTCTTCTTCAGTACGGCTTGACCGTGGAGAACGAATGGAATCTTCAACCGGTCGTTAATTTCTTGGGCCATTTCGTTAAATGGCAGACATCGATAGCCACGGAGAATTTGTATAAAGACGGTGTGGCTTGCTCTAAATACGCCTCTTTCATGCGTGACGAGGTATATCCGTTGGGTATAAGATTCTTTACCAATACAGGATATAGGACAGCTAGATTTCCGCTTATCCCTCGTCCGGCCACAAGGGAGGAAATGGAGGTTATCGTTGATGAGGACGGTAACTCTGACGACCTGTCGGCTGCGTCGGTGCTGGAGAACAACCCGCAGTGCGCCGGGAACAGCCGCCGTCATCTTTGGCAGTTTAAGAATACGGCAAAGATCATAAACGACCCGTCTTGGGGATTTGATGATTTTGGAGGAGAATGCAAGAATCAGCTAGATGTCAAGCAACTCAGATATGTAGAGCAGGAATATGCCACGGTAGGAGAGACCCAATTCGTTATCAATACGATGGGGAAAGATGTTACGGTAGATGATGCTATTGATTATATCGCTGATAATATAGAGAACCTGTGTGATATCATAGAATCTAATGTAGGTATTACTGACGAGTTATGCGAGGCTATATCGTTGCCGGAGGATCAAGACGGTATAAAGATTCCAGATTTCCCTAGTGGATGTGACGATATCGAGAGGATAGAGACCAGGACTATATTGGATAAAAACTCTTTGGTGGATTCTAGGATTGATTTTACGTATAAGCTGGAGAGTGATTATGTGGAGACCGAACCTACTACATTAATACAAAGTAACGCTGAGTCACAAAGGAAGTTCTCTGTATTGTGTGATTTCGATAATTACTCCAGTGGAGGTAAGAATATCATAGACCTGGTTCAGGAATGGCTGGAAGGTCAGGATGAGAGCAAATTCCCGTCTGATATAGATTCTTCCGCCTTGGTCTTGTGTCAGGATATGTCTAATGTCCGGCAGTTATATGATGAGGGTATATGTACTAATGGTTGTTCGGTAGGAGATCCTTACGTGAATCCTACTATTAACGGTGTGCAACTACCCACGTTCCAAGGAGGTAGATCATTGGGTAAGTGCACATATTTGTATCAATATCCCGGATGGGAAGGGAAGAAGCATACGGAGACGATGCTTGACCAGTTAATGGATACGATGGAGGCTTATTTCCCCCAATATGAGAGTCAGTTTGGTATCGAGAACGCCATGTGTCTTTTTGGCGATGGTGATAATTCTAAGTTTAATACCGGTATAACTACTGACTGGGAAGGTCGTGTGTCTATGCAGAATGATATTGACGCCAAGACCAATTGGTTCGGTAGAAGCAACTTGACTTATTTCAAGTTCTATCCACATGTATCCTCATACGCCAGATGGGTGGAATTGGATTACGAAAAATACGTAAGCGGTTTATCCGATCCTGATAACGGTATTATGTATATAGAGATGATGGGTAACTATAATTATCCGATCGGTGACTCATCATCATACAACAAGGTTCGTATAACGTTTTTCTCGGACAAGGAAGGTACCGTGGCTCCTAATCCTTTGGCTAATGATGCCAAGAAAGGTGTTATAGTGAATTACGTGGATCATAAGATATTTATGATGCCAAAGTACTTGTTCTGGAATGATGACAAGACTACTTTCCATAAGATATATGTTTGCATCGAGCCTGCGGTATGCGTGTTCTTCACCGGTTTCGCCATGAGGCAGGACATGAAGGAACTTGCCGGATTTTATACGGCTGGCACTGCCATCTTCCCCGCCCCGTTCTGTTTTGGCATTCGGCCACTGGAGGTGAAATACGTATTCTTCTTTACAAAAGAACTGAAATTAAGGAGATTTGTCACATATGAGGCGAAATGTATCTCATGTGGGGATAAACCCGCTGACTGCGCTCCCAGACCATATCAGTATGGTGATTTCGGATATTGGGAGTCTACCAATAAGTATCCGGCTAATTTTGAGTTGTATGATTCAAGTAAGATCGGGATATCATCGGGAGGATCAAAGAGGAAGGACATAATAGATTCTTTGACGAAATACTATGGGTTTCCTAAATCAGTTGGGGGTAAGTCTTATTTCACCGGTAATGGGGGTAACGCTGAGTACCCCAATACGTCAACCACGTTTTGTCAGAGACCTATACGTCATTACAAGTTTCCGGATAACTCTGTCGCTCCTTTCATGGGTAATCCGTCTCAACTGACCGGTCAATATGGAGTTGACTCCTATATTTATCCTATGGGGGTGATGCTTGATGACGATATCGTTAATGAGTTTCTGGATATAGCGGTAGAGAACGGTCTTATAGATAAGGCTAGAAGAGATTCTATAATAGGATATGAGTTGTATAGGGGCGATAGGACGTTGGATAAGAGCGTTATCGGAACTGGTCTGGCTTATGATATGTTTAAGTACGATGATCCAGACGGATCGGCTAACCTTTATCCTAATTACCCTTACAACGATTTGTCTGATGATATGTATATCTATAAGGATATTAATCGTGAGAAATTTATAACGCATCCGTTTAACAGGAGGGGTAATATCTGGTATTCATTCTTAAGCCCTGATATTGCCTTTAACAAGCCTGACGCTCCCACCGAGTGCCTTGTTGATGGTTATCAATTAGGTAAATCCTCCGGTATATTCAGGGAAGTGGAGGATCACCCTAAATGGACGATATTAGGGAGTAAGGCTTACAGTATGGCAACATCATTGGCTACGGTGGAGGCCATGGCTAATTTAATATCCGCTATAGCTGAGTATACATATCAGTCGGCTTCACAGCAATATGTCGGTGGAGGCGTGTTCTTTTTAGCCAACCCTGTCGGCATAGCGCTGACGGCTATCCGTCTGGCTACGGGTATCGCCAAGGCCACAGCCCAGTCCGTGGTGGATATAGGCAAGTACAGGTATCAGTGGTTAACGGCATTGATAGATAGGGGACCTAGACGGAACTATGCTTATTATTATACTTCTGTCGCTCATTATAATTTATTTTACCAAAAAATAGGGGAGTCAGAGTTACGTGGATTGTCAACGGCTAAATATATCAAGAGCGGATTATATCCGGTAACAGATATCTCTTCGCAAGGGGAGACCGTAGGCGGTAAGCCTATTATCATAAACAACCTCGATCGTGAGCACTCGTTATTCATGTCATTTGGTATGGATAAGTATATGCTTGAATATCCGGAATTGGTATCAAGTTACGATACCAGCCGTATTCAGGATGAATGTAATATTCGTAATGATGAGGTAGCTGGTATGACGCCTCATTTTATGACACGTGAATCTTTCGTATCCTGTCCTTATATGAGGATAAAGAAATATTCTCCGGCTCAATACGGGCAGATAGAGGATATCAGGTGGGTATCGTTAGGCGGTTGCGGGTTGATGGATAAGGATAAGCGTAAACCTGTTTTTGGAGGTGATGTATTTATATCAAGATTCTCACTTAAGAGGAAGATGCCTATGTTTTACTTGACTCAGTTCGGTCAGGGGGACATGATACCATTCCCTTATTATGATTATCGGAACATCGGGTATCCCCGTTATTTCGTTAATTACGACACCGGGGAGGATTATCTTAATAAGACCGATACGGATACCGGATCGCTATACTCTTTCCCTAGCCGGAAGAGCGCTTATGAGATGGTTTGCAAGACCGGAGATATGTATCTTAGCGGTCGTTTCTTCCTATACTTCTATGGCATACCTCAGTTTCTTGTGGAGTCTGAGATCAATTGCAATTTCCGTATAGCCGGACCTGAGCCTTACGAGGGGTTCTATCCGGAGGTGGGGGATTATATATCATGGACTCAGGAGCGTAATGTCCCTATATCAAGGGATAATGTGTTTAAGATAAGTCCTGTGTATAAGAATCGATTTACGTTAGGTGGCAGGTCATTACCAGAGACGTATGATAGCAATTTTTGGGACTGCGCTTACCAAAGACCCAACGGCGTCATATGGAGCACCGCCGACGTGTCGGAGAACGGCATGACCGATCCTTGGCTGTCGTACAAGCCTATGGATTACCATGAGTTCAAGACCTCGTTCGGAAAGCTTATAAGCATGAAGGGAATAGAGTCGGATCAGATATTGGCTCGCTTCGAGAATCAGGTAGGACTATATAATGCTATAGACGTGCTGGCGGAAAGAATATCCCCGGAGAATAGCGAACTAGGGACAGGTGGTCTTTTTGCCTCTCGTGGTATCGAGTATAATAATACGACGTTAGGATATTCCGGGACCCAGAGTCGGGATATGATCAGTTGCGAGTTTGGGCATTTTTGGGTCGATTTAAGGCGTGGTCAGGTATTCAAGGTAGATTCTAATGGCAGGAATCTTACGGAGGTCACACCGGGGCTTAGAAACTGGTTTAAGGAACATCTTCAGATGAAGATCATCCGTAGCCGGATATATAACGCCGATACGGACGCTGAGCTGTCTTATTATGATATCGATAACAAGTTCTTTGGCATAGGCCTGTCTATGGGTTGGGATAATCGTTTCAAGAGGGTGTTGATAACCAAGAGGGATTACATACCGGTAGGGAATCCAAGCGAGTACCAATTCAGGGGAGGCCGATTCTATAGGAACGGACAGGCGGTGGAGCTTTCGGACACCAGCCATTTCAAGGACGTCTCATTCACCGTTGGGTACAACTGCCTGAAGGGTGAGTGGAAATCATATTTATCGTACACCCCGGATTATTATATAGAGCATCAGCATTATTTCCAGTCTGGTAAGAACTACTCTAGTGATAGTCGGGAGATAGGTCTATGGTCTCATGGATTGACCAACCAATCGTATCAAGTATTTTACGGTAAGCTATATCCGTTCGTTATAGAGGTACCGGTACGTGAGCAGTATGTGAATAAGATCCTCACGAACTACCAATATCGGATGGATGCCAGAAGGTATCAAGATGAGGTTAATTACCAAATTCTTAGGACTACCGGATTCAATAAGGCATGGTTTTATAACGATACCAACAACAGCGGTGAGCTTCGGATGGTTATCGCCAATAAGAACGATATGAGCCAGCGGTTAAGGTATCCTATAACCAATGACGATAGCCGTGAGATACTGGTGACGGAGGTTGATCATAAAATAAATATAAATGACTATTTTAACGAGGTCAAAGACGATACTAATAACCTCCCGGTATGGATCAAGGACGTGAACGATATTGGCCGGGAGATCGACCCCATGGCTGTCGATTATCACCGGAGGTGGCGGGATCGTCTTCGTGGCGATTGGTTCTTGGCTAGGTTCGTGAATGACATTGAGAGCCGGTTCAAGATGATAGTACGTTGGTTTAGCAACGATGAGAAAATTTATTAGTTATTAACATATAGGGGAGAATATTTGTTCTTCCCTTTAATACTTTAAGATAGTATGGAAGATTTTGCTGGTAAATACAATGGCGAGCAGATAGATCAGAAGCTCGACAAGGTCAAGAACATGGTTGGCGCCACGGCGTCTGAGGCTGGGGAAGCGGGACTGGTACCGGCCCCTGCGAAGGGGGATGATGGTAAATTCCTTTGTGGGGATGGCACATATAAATCTCCTTGTGAGATAGAGTGCGTAAAAGGTATAATTAAGGATGTGGATGAGCTAAAGATGTTAAATTCGCATGATTATTATGTCGCTGGATGGGTAGATGGTGATCTCGCTCCTAACGCTGTTGAGTTCCATGGGACAGGGAATTTGCCAATAAATGGAATGTATATCTATTGGATACGACGGATAACGCCGGGGAAACCACTACTCCTGTCGGGAAGTTGATGAGGGGTAATTTGTTGAGGTTCGAAAACGGTGATTATGCTCCTACGGTTGGTATTACAGAGGATATGAGATCCCAATGTGATGTCGATTTGTACACCGACATCTCCGCTTCTTCTTTGGCTTACGCCGCCGGGTCGTATGATGCGGTA